ATATTGTTGTTAGTTGTATAAGTATTGAGTGTATTTGATAGTACAACACCAAAGGATGTTATTAAATTATCATTGTTCCAAGGGAATAAACCACACTCAATAAATTGTGTTGGGCAATCATAAACAAATATTTGTCCAGTAATTTTACATGAGTTACATGGTACTGGTAATAATTGACATCCAGCTTGTCTTCTCCATACAAATTTTTGTCTGTGAAATATCGAGTTCTCCAATCTAACACCACCATTCCATAATGTTGTAGCTGGAACCATTTGTTCAACTAACCTTAACCAATAGTCACCAAGTCCATTAACGTAGTCAATCATGGTTTTATATGTAAAGTTATCGTTAGGTACGTTTATAGTTTCTTGTGATTCTAAGTATCTCCAGTATATTGACTGTAATGTCGGATATCCACCTGTTTTACCGTCATTAATGTATTGTCGATTTCTAACATTAATTGTATTTTTCCAAAATGTTTGAGCAAATTCGAAAAATGTTTTTTGTTTTGGTTTTGGTATTATTTCGGTCCAGTCAATACCCCCTCTTTGTGGGTATGGTGTGTTTGGATTTGGATTACAATATGTTGGTGTTACATAATTTAATCCTTCTTCAGGTATTGGGTAGTTGTATCTTCTTGACATTGACCAAACATCATAAACCAGTCCTTGTGATGGGTTTAAAAATATGTCCACATTTTTAACGTTTAATACTAGATTTTCATCGTAAGCAACGTAATAGGAGTTAAAATTACCATCACTGGTATTTCTTAATGATCCAATATCATTTGACCAACTTTTATTATTGTCAATTGTTTTTCTAAGTCTAAACCCTAAATCCATATATGGAAAGTCTCTATATCTATTTAGGTATTCTTCACCATAATTAAATGGTTGTAATATTGTTTGGTAATTCGGATTTGATCCGGTAAACACACTGTTTGTTAAATCAACTTGTTCCGGCATTCTATGTTGTGGTGTTGATTCAAACCAACCACCCCCAATTTGAAAAAAGAAATTTTCTGAGAATTGTGGATTTGACGGGTATCCATTTTCATTAACTGGATAATCAAGTATTGTTGTGTTAACTTCGGATGTAACTAGTGATGTTGTAAACCCGGTATACTGAACTCCCATGAATGAATATATATCTGTGGTGTCCAATGTGGGTAATTCCTGGACATAAGTTCCACCAGAAATTTTAGCGTATTGTGTCCCAAACTCATCCATGTCTATTTTTTGGTCAGCTAAATACACATGCTCATTAAATTCAACCAAAGCTTCTGGAGCTCCAACCAATCTTAATAATATTTCGATTGATTTTCGAGTCCCTTTAGATTTAAATAAGTATGATGAATTTAATATTAAATTTCGATAATATTGATAATTTAATTCATCTGGTGTCATACCCCTTGACCATCCTGTATATTGATTTGATCCCGTATTAAATACAGAATTTAATAATTCGTCGTTACTTATTGGGGATATGTTTGTTTTCCATCCTAGTGTTTGAGCTAAATTTTTTAAAAGTTGTGACGGGATGTCGTTCCCGATATTATAATTTACAGAATTCATATTGGATAAAGCTGAAATGAACTTTTTAGTTTCGTCGAAACTTCTTCCATAAATCTGTAATAATTTTTCAAACTTTTGGTCTGGTGTGTCAAATTCTTTTAACGCACCGGTTGTTAAAAATCTAGATATTAAATTTGTCCTATATTCATCTAATAAATTTGAGTATTCATTTAACTTTGATAGGTATTCTTCAAATTTTCTAGTTTTAATATCTAAATTCCAAGGTCCTTCTTTGGGGAATGTCAAAATTTCATTTGTAATACTAAATGACCCGTCTTCATTTTCTCTAGGTACAATGAATGTAGCGGTGTATTCGGGTACTACCATCCTATTTAATAGAAATTTTTCAACCTCATCAAAATCCTCATTAAATGATTTATCAGTTGTTAATTTATTTGGTCTAATATTATATGGGTCGGTAATAGTTGTGTTACCAGAAAATGGATTCCCAAGAACAACAATTGTTAATTTTGTATCAACTGATCGATTTATTGGGTTAAAATAAACAACAGGGTATTCAATGTCATAAAAATACAATGAATATTTTAAATAGTTTTTTGTAAAATTTCTAAGTGGTGATACTTCAATCTCTTTTAATTGGAAGTTTCTATCAGAATTTATTGTAAAATCAATGTCAAATGTATTATATAAATTTTCTAAATTAATATCAAAAGTTGTTTCATTTTCAATCTGATCATAAATAATATTAAAAGCACTATAATATGTTCCAAAATTAGGTTGTTGACTGTAAACTTGTAAAGCGGCTGGAAAAAAATTAATTATTTTAGTTACAGAAACTGACATTCTCTTACTTAGAGATCCATATAATGTGAAATTACTAACTTGTGATAAGTCAAAATTAGGGTAAACTCTGAAGTTTTTAGCTAGTATTGTTCTGGTCTCTTCAATGTCATCAATATTCATTGAATCTAGTGATATCGGATCAGAAAATGATCCTATCGTAAATGTTCTGTCTCTTTTTTCACTTAACGCGGTTGTAAACTCAAAATTTGCTTGTGTTAATCCACCACCAGCTACTAACTGGAATCCAACTAGGTTGTCCGAAAATGAACCTTCCCCGCTTGGTAATTGTGGTGGACAAGTATATTTTTTTATAGCCATTACGCGATTATGTTAGAAAAACTTTTACTAAAATCAATATTACCACCCCTATCTTGTCTAACCTCATAAAGTAGGTCATTAAATTGATCCCTAATTTCGTAAAGGTTATATTGTTTGTAAATATTGTTATTTTTATCGTACATTGTGTAAATCCCGTCGTCAATTGATTTTGTTTGATTACCAAACATAGCGATAGCTAACGTTGATATGTCGTGTTCCACAATTTCAATCTCAGTTGTTATTGGGTTAAAAAATGTATTTGTTATTATTATATTTTGATCTGGTTGACCTATAAACGGAGTAGCGTTTGGTTTATTGGTTGGTGATGATGATGGTGATAAAGTGCAAAATATTAAATTTGTGGCTCCTTCAACATATCTATACCTAATAGATTTTTGGGATGTATTTGTTAAATTTTGATATACCGGTTCACAATAAAATGATGAGGTTATTATCCTAAAAAAATTAGGTATCTTTGTTCCATCGGAATTTAGGTATTCAACTCTAAATCCGACTAATCCTTGGTTTATAAATTTATTTCTATATTGTGTTGGTACATTATTTAAATCTATAACCAATCCTTTGACATTTGGTAGTGATGATAATATCCCACAATCGGTTATGACTGTCCTAATTTCAGCTGGTCTAATATATAGTGTGTAAATACCTAATTTGTTAAATACATCAGCTGGTAACTTTAAATTATATAACCCACCCAATATTTCAACATTAGTATTTCCACCAGTTAAATTGTTATGAAAATATGGTCTCAAAATGGTACTAGCGTCCAATTTTTGTAGTAAAAAATTGTCAGTATCATCCCTACTTGGTGTGTAATTTAATATTATTTCAACATCGTCTGGACTAACATCCGCACTTCTTATTGTTCCGTAATTACCTGTAGCCACAATTAATTTGTTTTAATTTTAATTTATTTATAAATACTAATTATAGTCGTTTTTAACTTTGAAAAACCCGTAACCGTATTTGGTTAAGTCACCTAAATTATCAACCTCCCCCAATCTTTCAATATATTCTAGAGCTGTTAATTTTCCCCGATCAACATAGACATTTGTTTGTACTTCTGGTTGATCGATAATATTTAAATAACTTTCATTTTTTGTTATCGCTGACAATATCATATCGTTTATGGTCAATCCGGATGATTGTGTAATATATATTGTTGTCCCGTCCTCATAATCATAATAATCAATATCACTTATGGTATAAGCGGTATATGATCCTGTGGGGTCTGGTCCCCAATATATTCCAACATTACCAGAAGTTCCGGTAACTGGGATGCCTAATTTAAATTTACCACCAAATAGATTATATTTTGGTCCATACTGAATCAAATCATTAACTGTTGATTCAGTATAACCTGTCACTAAAAATGGGACTGATATGTAATTACTACTAACAAAATCATTTATGTCGGTATTTGAATCACCGGTAAAAATATAATCGTAACTTATTGGTGTACCGGACCAATTACCACCTGATGGTGTGAAAGTGGCGGTTCCTTGTGGGTTAAATGGTACCACATTAGTAAATGGTACTGTTACCGTTTTTGATACGGTAGATATACCCCATGGTGATGTTGCGGTCATAACAATTGTAAACGTTTCATTTGTTAGTGGATAGACATGTGTAACTGGTGTGGTTCCACTAATTGATTGTGATGTTCCATCACCCCAATCCACAGAATATGATACCAATTCTAAAAACTTTTTAAATTCCAAGTCTGAGGTGTTATATAACGAATATGTTGTTGGTGTTGATGTTGATCCTGAAAATAAAAAATTCTGAATAACATCTTTTTGTAGAATAGCTCCATCAAATGTGGAATAGTACCCAATATCAATTGCTGTTTGTGTAAATAAAATTGGTACTGTTAATCCGGTTAATAGTGAAGTTCCGTTAGTACCACCACTTAATATATTGGTCATACCGGTATAAACACCTGTTGTTCCCGTTAAATACTCAATTGTGGAGGCGGTAAATAAACAACACGGATCAATAGTGTAAAATGTTTCACCGTCACCCGTATATGTCACTGTAATTAAATCACCTTTTATATTTTCTGGTGAAATTTTAAAATAATACTTTTGTTCTTCCATATTAAGGGTTTACGTATTCATACCAATTAATCTGGTTTATTAATATCCCACATCTTGTTCCGTTATCAGTTCTAAAAACTCTATATGTTTTTTCATCATAATCTAATTTGACCTTATAGTAAAAATATTGTCCATTATCAAAATTAAATTTATTCGGGGTTATTGAACTTTGTGGTTTGTTTGTCATTCTAACAAAGGTTCCTAGTTTCGCGTCAAAAAATTTAGCTGACATATAAAATTCGTCAATGTCAATGTATGATCGATCTCTTAACCAGTAAATAAAAAAACCTTCTTTGTCCCCAATATAATCCAGTACAAATTGTGGTTTTTTTATATTAACGTTTGGTTGTAGTGGGTTTATTGATACCGACTCAGTTAATCCTTGTTGTACGGGGATTATAATTGTCAAATATATTTTTTGATTTTTTTCATCGTTAGTATCATATAAATCCAATTTAAAGAATGACTTTGTAAATGGTTTTTTAAAATAATAGATTTCTTGTGGACTAAAATCTTCGTACACATAACTTGGTCCCCAATCACTAGATGTTACGGTTGTAGCAGTTATAGATTGTAAATCTTTATAGAAGTTAAAATTATGGTAGATTTGTGTAGCTATCTTGTTAATGGTAAATAATGGTGTTGATATCACTAGATTCCATTCGTCATGGCTAAATCTCACGGTTTCAAAATCTTTAGCTACACCTATCACTTCTTTAACCATTTCGGTTTCATACTCCTCAACGCTTTGATCTCGACCCATAAAATCCCAACTCATCTCGATTGGAATATTTATTTGATTATCGATATTGTCCCTTAAAATTTTATACTTATTCACAATCATCTATTAATGGGTCTTGAATTTCATTTATGTTTTTAACATTAGTTCCTTCTGGAATTATTCTAAAAATTGTATTCACAAACGGATAATGTTTACCATTTGTAAAGGGGTAATCAACCCCAATATTGTTTTGATCAATAAATCCGTATTGATATAAATCTCTCCATCTAAACCCGTTTGATAAATTGGAATAGAAACTATAGTCAGGTAGACCGACGATGTTTTCAACTAGACTTTCTTCGATATAGTCTGAAAATTCCCTTATTACTATTTCGTTATGTGGGTAGTAATAATATCCGAATTGGTTGGTTTGTTGGTTGTCATTGGTTAAATAAAACCAATTATTATTAAATCTTATCTTGTGACAATACCTAGATACCAATCTTTCAGTTTGTTCATAATCGTTCCACTCACAGAAGTCACCGTCTAGTGTATCTCCGGAAATCAAATCTTGATTATAATAAAATGGATTTTCGGGTGGTAATGTATTTGATGAATAATTGCCCTCAGATATTGTTGTGTTTGACAGTAGGTTGAATGTGTCCCACCAAGAATTTGGTTGGTTATTAACCAATGACATGTTAAACTCCCATCCTTGTTTCAAATTTTTTGTCCAGCCAAAAAATCCTTTCCATAATGTTGTAAAATATAACCTACTTATGGGTCTATTTTGGTTATCCCTAAGTGGGTTTATATCAATGTCGGTATTGAATGATAGTGTGTAGGATTGTGACCCCTCTTTAATTGAACTTCTTTGTTGGTTGTTTGGTGTTAATATAGCTATCTCGTCCTTTATTGTGTCTTTGAATATGTTTTGTTCAAAACCTGATTTAACTAATACAGCTTGATTACTATTTGTTATTATTTTATGTACCCTAACATAGTATTTTGAGGTTGTTTCACTTTCATTTGATTTACTTATAACTCGTTTAAATATCCCTGAATTATTTGTTAGAAATGTTGTTCCGGTAAAACCAACGTTTTTAATATTAAAAACATACTCCTCACTACCATAACCTGAATCACCTAATCTAGTTACTTTAAATATTGATTCACCATTATAGTTCGTTGATAGTTTAACGTATTCACCGACATTTAAACCATGTTTAACTGGTGATCTAAACTTTATGTTTCTACCATTCAAATTACTACCTAAAGTTATTAAATATGGTATCCCATCACTAACAGTCCATGACCAAGATGTTGACGTGTCGTAGTCAACGGAGTACATTTGTTTTGTGTAATCATTCTGAAATGGATAGCTCACATAGTGTGTCCAATTATATGTTGTAGCACTTTTGTTTAAAAAATTTAAGTGGTTGTTTGGTGGGGTGGTGTAACCAACAACGTTGTTGTCAGTCCTGATAAAATCAAATTCTTGATATTGTGGATATCCTTCCCATGGAACAGTATTTGGACTAGAGGACAATATCTGTGATGAAGCGTTGTTAATTGGGTTTGTATAATACAAATTATTTTTATACGGTTTGTAGGTGGTGCTACCACTAAAAGTGTTTTTAAATACGACCGTAAATTTGGTGGATGGTCTAAATACTGTTGACGACTGTCGTTCATTATCGTAAACAGTTTCTAAACTTAAATCAACAATTCTATCAAAATCAACAATTTCTTTGGTATTTTGTGTTAATGAAATGTCAATCTCATCATTCACGTTTGGTGATGATGAGTATCTAAGACTACCTAATATTATATTTGTTGTTGTATCTACACCCATATTAGTCATTGGTATTTACATATAATTTTATAAATCTATTAACAGCTGTTTTACCATTTTTTAATCCGAAATAAAAATGATACGGAGCACCCACAACAAATCTATTCTGTAATGGTGAACCATTTAACACTGGATTACCGGATGAATTTATATTTGTAATAAATCCGTATTTTAAATTTGGTGGTGTTGATGTCATTGTTGATGTTTGGAAATAATTATATGGTGAAATATTACTATCAGTATCTAGTGATTGGTATTTCCTGGAAGGTAACTTACTGGTTCCAGAGACCCAAGATGTGTCCCAGGTATTAAATTCATTACCAAAAATTGTATTATTGTCATTTAATATCCAACGATAAAGTGGTACTTCTTGTGTACTGGTATATGGTATTAAATCTTGTAATAGTGGTGAGAAGTTATAAATTTTGTAACCAGGTGATAAAGCTCTCCTATTTTTATATTGTTGTTCACTTGTGTTGTAAAATACACCAAAAACTGGTTTATTCACTGAATCGACCCCAACCCAAATAAACTGATCAGGATAGTTTGATCCAACAAATGGGTTTATTTTGTATTCAGAATTTATTGACATTGATTGTGCAATATCACCATCAATTCTAGATCCTGTTCTCGAGAAATACTGTTGTACTGACGCGTCATTGGTGTTGAACAATTGATTTAACCATGTAGAATTAACCAATCTTGATATAATACCTAGTTGTAATACTAATGACGAATCGTTGTAAGATGAACTGGTTAGTGTATCGGATAAATACTCACCACTAAATTCAGAATTAGAACATATAAAAGAAATAAACGCATCTCTTTTACCTAAATCCATTAATGTGGTTGGTGATTTTATTTGTCTATTATTCACAGAATTATCACCTGGGCTTGTGTTTTGTGACCCAATAAATGATGTTCCATTATATGGACTTGATCTATAGAAGAAACTATTACTAGCTGTATTATATGTAATCAATTCCTCACAATATTTGTAATCGGTAAAGTCCCCAAACTGATCATACAGTGTTAATTTATTAAATGTTGGCATATATAGAGTACCGTTAACCCAGTTATTTTGGAACATATGTGAAAATACGCCTCGACAAGCAGCGTACATAATTCTAAATCTAGCTTTCCACTCTAAAAATAAAGTAATGTCACTACCAATACTGGATACATATGGTTGATTTAACAGATAATAACACCCATTTATAACTTTATCCTCTTCAGCACAAGTTTCATTAACTGTAAATCCGGTACCATACCCCTCATAACAAGATAGTTCTGTCATCCCTTCACAAGTTAAACTAGAAGCTAGGGACTCTGGTATATCTGAATCACTTAGATTACCACTAGGTTCATCACTTTGTAATTCATACTGAAATATCGTGTCACAAAGACCATCATCTGGTATTTTATAATATATAAATGAATTATTTTCGTGTAGTACAAATTTAGTGTATGGATCACCATCGTATCCAGATTTAAATGGTCCTTTAGATTCTAACTTTGTTGAGGTTGGTAACCTGTCACTTCTCATGACTAAACCAAATCTATCATTAAAGTTTACACCTTTAACCGAACTTGTGTCACAATTTAAACACCAAGCTCCATTATTAGTTGTACATCCGGGTGTTGAGCAATCCCCAGACGGTACTTCATAATAACTAATGTACGCTGGTGAATTTAAATACCATATTGTATTTGTTTGTGCTTTATAGTTGTTTGAGTCAGATCTAATACTATCATGTGGGATTGGATTTTGTGCTAAGTACGACGTTCCGGGTGGTGGTGTCCACGGACCAGAACCGTCAGCGTCGGCTGAAATATCACCCAAATAAGTACCTGTTGAGGCCAAGTATGATCCACCCCCAACGTAAACTATTCCGGATCCATAATTATAATAATTAAAACTTGAATCACTAAAGTTCGACGGTAACCAAGCATCAGCGGTGCTACCACACACACCACTATTATCTAGTGACAATATTTCACTAGTAACACCCCTAAATGGTAATACATTTCGTTCAGCACCACCAGCGTTAAAATCGACCATACTATTTGAATCAAAATAAGTTGGTTCTATTCCTGTATATGGTTGGTCACTTAAATCGGCTAGTCTTCCTGATGAAAAGTACGGTAGAACTTGTCTCATTTCAAGTCCAGAATTTTCCCAGTCCAAAGATGAATAATAATATGGTAATGTCGATCCGGTATTTGTGTACTGGGTGAACATTGTAAAATCTGGTGTGTAACTAAATGATTTATGGTATGGACTCCTACCACCAGAAGCTGATTGGTAATTTATATTTGTTGGTATGTTGTGTCTAACTGGTGTAAAATTACTACCTGTTGTATATCTCCTTATTGGGTAATTTAACTTATAGTAACCGGTTACACTAACCTGATTAGCTGCTTTACCAAATAAAGTACCTAGTTCATATTTTATTAATTGTCTGTCTGTATATGGATCCACACCTCTTGTTAATATTATTATTCCTAGATTTTGTGAATCAGCGTAATTATCTATAGCTCTAGCTTGTTGTTCATACTTTTCGTTTCCAGTACCATACTCCTCATACCTCCATTTAATTATGTGACCCAAATATTCTTTTGGGAAAAATGATGAATTTGTTTCATTTGACATTGATAAGAAATTAGAGACGGACATCCCAGTTATTACTTGAAAATATTCCATATCACTAGGAAATCTATAACTACCATTATCTGTTGAAGCACTTATTTGTATAGTTACGGACTTGTTTGGTGGTTCACCTGGGAACGATGATCTGTTAGCGTACTCAATCGTTACATTATGTAATCCTTCTGATAATGTTGTTCCAGTTATTGATCGACAATTAAACTGATTATATATAGTCCCCCCAGTTGAGTCTGTCAATCCGGTAAGTCGATATAAGTCCCCAGACATTCTTGGGTTTTGAAAAGTCATCATTTCACCCGCTTGGAAAGCGTTGTACATATCCCAGTCGACAACGATAACTAATGGTTGATCCTCAAAATAATCGGTTGAGTTATTAACGTATGTTCTTATAAAGTTTTTACTTCTAAAGAATTTATCTCTTAAATTAAAACTATTTAATTTATTTGGCCAGTGTTCGGTTATTGGGTAACCCCACTCAGAAGCCGGTGTTTTACAATCAGTTAAAAAAGCTGTTATTCCTCTTCTTGGGTTACCTAATCTATCAATACCGGAAAATAATTGATAAAATTGTGCCGCGGACTCAAACGATTTTTCAGGATCGTCCTCATCAATTCTATTTTGATATGGGTTTCTTGGGTTACACGGTTTTGTTGGGTCCTGGTAATTATATGAAGCTGTTGTATCAGCCAAAAATGAATTATTTGTATCAACAATACCTTCACCCAAATCACTATCAGGTTCATCCAAATTAGCTAATAATGTATCACATGGACAAGCGTCACAATCGGGATATGTTAACATTGGTAATCCAATTCTATTAAATGTATTCCAATTAATCATTCTTGGTATTATATACACAATAAAAAACACTAATAAAGCGATGTATAAAATAGCGGTAATAATTTGTGGTATCACTATGAATATCGCTGGGAAAGCGTATATCGCGGTACCAATAGCTTGAGCGATTTGATAACCCAACCAAGCTGGTATTCCAACAGATACCACCCATTTTAAAACCGGCCAAGAAACAATAACAAAATGAGCTACTGTTATTAAAACAATAATTGGTAGTGTTAATATGTTTAAAAGTAACTGTACCACAAATTCAATAAAATCAAAATTTCTTTGTAGGTCGTTTACTGGAAATTTATTATTTTCTGTTTGACATCTCCTGTCTGTAATTTCTTTAATACCTAAGTGTCTATCTTTGTTTTTACCTTTTTTATATCTGTCAATAAAAGATGAAATAGTATAAACTTTATTATAGTGAAATTGGTAAAATGTGTCTTCGCAGTTTATAGCTACATTTTTATCAACATAATCATCCCAATCTAAACTAAAAGCATACGATCTTATGTAATCAAAGTAATTTTGATTACCAAAACTGTATACGACCTGTTGTGGTTGACTTATATCAATAGCTGTTGGTGTTATTCTAATAAATTGTCCTACGTTTATTGGTATAGAATTCAAACTGCCTGAATATAATGTCCATGGTCCCAAAGCTGATGGTCCGATTTCCACAGTATATGATTGTACGTTAGTTGTTGTGTCACTAACTAACCCCCCTTGAATAAAGGGACCCCAAACGGTTGATATTGTGTTAGATGGTATTGTAAATGTTACTGGACCTAATGATCCACCTGGGTATGTTATTGTAGCTGGTAAGGTGGGGTCAATCGGTGTAAAAATAATATTCACAACATTATTGTTTGTTAACCCGGTAATACCTAAAGTTGGGTCACCACCATATGGTGACTGGCTAGATAGGGGATTTGATTGTATAAAGACACTAAATGTTAATACGTTTGATGTCACAACTGGACCTAAAATATCTCCGGAACCAACAATAGTTAAACTATCTTCGTAATCAGGTACTGGTATATTTGAGGTGTAAGTTACCAATACTGTATTTGATGGGTCAATATTACTGGTCCACCCGTATTCCCTAATATTTGGAACTAAGTAATTAGCTCTAACAAAATTGTTATTATTTCCGGTTTCGTTTTGCCATTTAATTTTAAATCTATATTTTGACTTTGTTGGTATTCCTATGTTTGGATCGTTTGAAAATACCTGATTTCCGAATTCGTCTGTGGTTATATAATCCAAATTCATTGGTAAGTTAGCTAACCATGTTCCGTTTTCATCAATAATTTTACCATCATTTTCTAAAACATATTGTTCTAGTATTGGGTCACCGAACTCATCAACATTTATTGTTTGTCGAATTGATAGTATTTGTCCGGGACCGGAAACTAAATCACAAAGATTACCCATGTCTAGTTTTGGTGTACAACCAACACTCAAGTAATCATCGTTTGATGTTGAAACAACTGAACCCATAAAAATAGCTGTTGGTTCAATCTTAACACTACTTTCAGTTGTTAAATCAAAGTCAACTCTAGTGATACCAATTTGACAAACATCATCTTCTCCCCATAATGGTGAGACTTCCACAATTTTATTTAATGTTTTTATTTGTGGTAATTCATTTAAATCCGTGGATGTTTTAAATGTTGTACCATTTAATTGTGTTTCGGTAGCTTGACCGGTTCTTATTAAATCTTGTGGTGACAATGAAAAACATCCCATATCGGATAAATCAACATCCATAAAAATTGTTTGACTACCTGTTGGTACACCAAATATCATGTAATCACCACTATCGTTTGTTTTTACTGTAAATTTGTAGTATTTGTCATAAACTTCTATAGTTGTTTGATCAATAAGAACTTCTTCCTTTGTTGGGAATGTCCCGGTAGCTGAGTGTCCTGGATATGATGGTTCTTTCGGTAATAAATTATACCTATAACCGTTTTCATTTAATGTCGATAATGTTTTATATGGATATAATTCAGAAACCACCGGATTTAATTCATCCAAATCTTCCATTGGGATAAATAAAGATACTTTAGCGTTTGGTAACCCATAACCCCCATTAACAAATACTCGTCCAACGATAACCCCATAATCAGAACATATTCTAGTGTATACATCGCTTTGGTTAATCTTTAATGATAAGATTTCCAATGTTTCAAAATCCTGTTCTAACTTAAGGTTGATGTGTTTGTCAACACCTACTTGTGTTCGTATTCTGTATGATTTAGGCATTAAGTCTTTTTTTGATAAATAGTTTATTTCCTATTTTCAAAAAATAGTCTTATTTATTAAAAAATAAATTATCAAGAGAAATTAATGTTCTTAAAATTAAGAACTCTAACTGATATATCCTTATTTGGATACCTTACTTGGTATATTTGACTTGGTTCAGCGAATATGGTGTCAGCTATCAACTCAATTTGTTTGGTTGTTGGGTTGGAATATCTTTGTGATGTTTGGTTAGACGAGTACTGACCCCCAACTTTATTAAAGAACCTGATATCTGATATACTAATAACCCCGTTTTCACTTTGTATTAATCTTCTTATTTCGGACACATTAATGTTCCTACCCAATTGTTGATTTAGTGGACTAAAATAATTACTAATAATATCAATAGTTCTACTAATTAACGATCCTTGATTTTGTGTTGAGTCTAACACAACATCAACTTCAATACCCAGGTCGATAGGACTAGCTGATTCAATCGAAATGTAATCATTTATCATTCTATAATTTGACAAATAATTAGCTATGTTTGTTTTTATTGTGTTTGAAATGTTATCAGTTAGATTACCTTCGGTATCATACGACAACATCTTTATTTTAATCTTATTATTTTCCTCCAACACGGATACTTTAGCTGGAGCTCCAAATTGTGATGGCATTGTTCTGAGTATTGATTCGTAATCATTAATTGTAACGGCTCTATTTTGTGCCGCAAAATTAAATGAGACATATTGTCTAACCTCCTCAATTGTTGGTTGGTTAGCTCCACCAATAGCTGCTGTAACATTGTTACATGTTAATGAATTTATTACGGACCTGTTAACACTTTCTGACGGTCCGTTTACTGAAAACGATACGGTACCAATTTGGGTAATAACATTTGACCCTAAATTTGTGGCTTGACCTCCACCAATTCTGTACTGAATGAATAGTGTCGTATTTGATTTTAAAGCTGACCCAAGACCTAAGTTATTTGAATACTTGTTTAAATCAAAATAAGACCCGTTTCTAGCAAATTCACGTAATTGTTCTTCGGCTGATATACTACCTCCACCAAATGTCATTTTTAAAAAACCTTCTGGTGTATATTCTGTTATAAATTTAGTATTTGTTGTTATGTATCTCCCAACTTTAACACCTGGTTGATCGGAAACCTTTGTTGGGTCCTCAATAAAAACTCGATCCTCAGCTAAAGCTTTGACCTCATACCATCTATTATCCAATCCTAAAAATTCTTGTGGTTGTGGTATTGTATTATATTGTGTTCCGTCTTTAAGTAAAACACTAGTTACACCTAACACATTTTTTTCAGGTAAAAACAACTCAAAAAATGGTCTAACATCATTAGCTGTTATAACTCGTTTAAAAACCTTTGTAATACCATTAACAACAACTTCCCTCTTTGTTATTGTATAATTAATTAGTGTTCCATTTGAATCAAAGTTCGGAACCTTTAATCTATTGGGAGATCCTTCTGAATTTACTGGTGAAGAAAAATCAATATCATAAACCGTCTCAAATGGTTGTCCAGCACCACTTACTTGTGAACCCCTCCTTAGAATACCACAGTATCTTAAATCTTCACTATCACCAAAAGCTGGGACAATGATTGAAAAATCAACCAAAGCGACTGAGGGTCTTTGTCCTGGAATTTTTAAACCGTATGTTCTTGCTATATTATATACTGATGATTTTTGTTGAGCGTATTGTAAAACTGTTTCTTGAATACTCCTATCGATCTGAAATTGTAGATTGTCAGTTACAGCCGCGTTTAAATCCAACATAACTGAAAAAATACCAGCGTCGTTGAAGTTTTGGATAAGGTCTGGGTAGTAAGTTCTGGTAAAATTTATTAGTTCCGTTCTTATACCCTGGAAATCCCTAGTTGTGTACGATATTTTCTTTTCAGCCATATTAAATATTAATAATTACAAAATCACTGCTTTCTAAAGCTTGATTGGTTATTCTATAGTCGATCCTAACTTTAGCTGTATGTTCTCTATCTCCGATATTAGTAACTTTAAATTCTCTTTCACCAGAATCTGTAATGTATGTACCTTTATCCTCCAAACCTAAAGAAGCGTCAGTTATTTTTATATTGGTGACCAATATACCCGGTATGTATTTTTCAACTGAATCTCTAATTTCAAATTCAATATCACTAAATGTTGGTCCGTCCAATGGTTCAAATATATATTCATATAATCGTGTTCCAAAATCCGGTAAAAAATATCTACTTCCCTTCCTAGTTAATAGTAAGTGAATTAAATTATTTCTTATTTCCTCTTCAATTGTATCAGAAGCGTCAAGATATCTCCCAACAAAGGAATCTCTAAATGGGAATGTTATACCGTATGTTATACCGTTAGACATATCTAATAAATATAGTATTCAGATATTTTATATAAATAAAAAAAATCACTGATTTCTCAGTGATTCCTTTAAGTTAGTACTTCCTTTTTGGTACAATGGTTCGTACGGACAATGTTTACAACCAGATCCACAGCACTTTCCTCGTTTTATGTGAAATGATTCTGTCATGACGATGTTACCAAACTTATCCTTATAAAAGTCAGGTTCGGGAGTCTTTTTAGTGATCTCCCGAACATATAACTGTTGTATCCAATCGTTTGATGGGTTAACTGTCATCTTAATTATTTTTTCTTAGATTATAATACGCTAATAAAACTTGGTAAGTTAAAGTAACGTTATTACCCCATGTGACTTTCATGTTTAAACGATTTCACAAGCTCCACCAGCACAAGCGGCTTCACCTCTAAGGTCGGTGTTATCTTGTAGTTCGATCACTTTTGTTAGATCAACATCTTTCAATGTTATAACCAATCTATTAAATTCTTCCTCAGTACAATCTTCAAACGGTGCTTGTGTGTATGTTCCACCGTTATATGGTAAAACTGACAACCCATTATAGAACTTTCTATTTTTCCACATCCAATCACCAACTAAATCCCACTCATCGTCCTTTATTGATACAGTAGCTGATACGTTATGTGTATTTTGTCCTGTTCTGTGTCCATTTCTTATCCATTCTTGTGACACCTTTTTGACTCTCTCCAACATTTGAAATACTGATTCGTGTCTTAAAATTGACCCTTCAGGTGCTTTCTGTGGTATTGTAATCACCGCGGTGTCGTGTGGTCTAAAATATTCATCTTCAACCAACTCGGGATGATTTGTTACCAAATGTTGGTATATTGACTCGTTTTTACCAACTCGAATTCTTCTCAAATAAAAGTCATTGTGCCAAGCGTGAATACCTGAAGATGTACCTAAAACCAATGATGAGGTTCCAGATGGTTTAACGGTTGTTGTTCTAGCTGATTTGTTAATACCAATTAAATTAGCTACTCTTTCGTTTTCTTGTTTAACAGATTCAGCTGCTAATTTCATATCATAACCCAAAACAACACCGGAACCAATACCAGTCATACCAACACCGATCAGTGCGTCTTTTTCAGTTGTTCGTTTCCAAGCGTCTCTTAAATAGTGAAAGTCGGTATATCCAGCTTGTAAGGTTCCAATGAAAGCAGCTCCTTTAACTCTTTTTTCAAAGTCTTCTTGTGATTCAATATCAGAAGCGTTTACCTCACATAAATTACAAAATTGATATGGTCTAAGTGCTATTTCACAACATGGATTAGTCCCCCAATCTTTATCATTTGATAAATAAATTCCGGGTTCACCAGCTCCGGATAACTCAATTCGTTTCCAAAGATCCATAAAATATTCTTGGGTAACCTTATGTCTAAGTAATACAGCTGAATTATTAGCTCTACCTCTCTGGGGATTTGATTCCCACCAGTTTCCTGATTTACAAGAAATCATTTCATCGTCATCAGCTGAAAATAATGAGATAAGAGCAGCTCTTCTGATACCACCAGCTAGTACCGCATCAGCGATATGACAAACGATGTCGTGTGTTTCTATTGTGGTCAGTTTATCACCGTCATTTTTATTTTCCAAAACTTTGGTAATATTATGAATACAATCCTTTAATGGTTGTGGTCCTGGTGCTTTACCGCCTGATGTAACCAACAAAGACCCCTTTTGTCTTATATCGGAAAAATCAAAAATTGGTGTTGATGACTTTGATCCTAAATATGATTCAATCAAAACCTTAATAGCGTCCGCCCACCCTTCAATTGAATCACCAATCAAATATCGTCTAGTCCTACTAGGGTTAGGTTTTTTAATCTCAGGTAACTTATCTACGTGATGTTTTTGTACTGAAAATCCAACACCAGTACCACCTAATAAAAGAAACATAGTCTCTGAAAAAGCGTCCGTATGGTCAATTGGTAAATAAGCGCAATTGTAAACCCTATTGGGGGATATTTCAATTGGTTTACCCCCAAACTGTAATGACCTCATTGAGGGTAGTATTTTTTTATCATACACCATTTTATATACCTCTTCAATCTCATCTTTGATTTTTGGGTATTTTTTTTGGTGCATTTCTTTATTTCGAGTTACTAATTCTTCCCAGGTTTCTCTTCTATTTTTTTCTGGTAAGAATTTAGCGTACTTCATATAAACAGTAATGTCACTTAATATTCGTTGTGATACATCCATGATTTTTAAATTTTTATCTAATTTATTGTATTATTATTGGCGTTATCTTTTTGTTTTCTTTTCTCCATCAACTCTTTAACACGTAAACGTTGTCTTTCTTCTTTCTGTTCTTCTAACCCTAAAAATGTCATTGAACTTTCGGTGTCAATCTCAATCATAGCATTGTCAAATTTACAGTTTTCGAAAACAACACCATCATCACCAATTCTAGATTTTGTGATAGCTATGGTAGCTAATTTCATCTCTTTTTGTTGTAATGTTTTAGCTACTGAAATTATTACGTGACCAACCTGTGCTTTTTTAATTGACCCACCCATTTGATCCGTAGTTACCACTTCAGAAGATATGGAAGATCTGTTTCCTTGTGTTGCTGTCCATCCCACAATGTTAAGTTCGTGACACATAGCTTCGAAAGCTCTCATAACGGAACCTTCACTTTTCCATTCATCCCCTAAATTTTTATCTGGAACAACACAGTCTATGTAGTCTAAAACAACCATATCCACTCTCATACCATCAGATATTAATTTTCTAATTTCATTCTTTATCTGTAACATGGTTTTAGTGTCTGATGGTAGTTTTTTCAACTCCAATCTATTATCCATTGTTTCTTCAATTTTTTTAACCTTACTAATTACCTCATCTTTACGTTCGGATAATTCATCAGGGTGTACTTTTGTCCAAAGTGTGAAGTGTTTTCGTTGGATTACTTTCGGGTTGTCTTCAAAAAATATTTGAAGTACGTTGTTTCCTAAATTAAAAGCGTGGTTGGATATTTTTGTCAATATTGTGGATTTACCTACTCCGGTTGGTGCTAATATAACACCAATCTCACCTTTAGCTAATCCACCTTTTAACAATCTATCAATACCTGGTATACCCATTGGGATTGGGTGTCTGTAATCTTCCTCAAGAACTTGGTCTATGTTTGAAAAGACATCTAACATTGATGTGTCTTTTGAACCAACCATTAAAGCCTCTTTTACCATTTCTTCCAATGTATCGTAGTTTTCAAATTCCCCACCATCGATAATTTTCTGGGCTTTTTTCATGACTTTCTGTAACTCTTGTTGTTTACAGAATTTAAGTGCTTTTTCTTGAACAAAATTGGATCCGTCCAATGGAGCTTCTTTGATCTTAGATATTGTGTCTAAGACTATTTTAGAAGCCATTTGATTTTGTAACTCAGACTTTGTTATTTGTTCTAATGTCTCGAAGGATGGTGTATGATCGTACTTTGTATAGTACTCCCTGATCATCTGAATAATTATTTTAAAATATTGATTTTCAAAATAATTAGTGTTAAGTACATCTATTATCGACACAGAAAAGTCTTTGTCTAAAATTATTTGATTAAGAAGTTGTAGTTGAAAAGTGTTTCCTAGATATTCAAAATTTTTATTTGTCGCCATATTTTTTTTATTACTTTAGTATTGATAAATAGTATTAATTCTTAATAAATTGCGGATAAAAATAATTAAATTTCTTACCTGAAAAAATGTCAGTTAGGTCACCTAATATTGATTTTAACTTTGGTCGTAAGTCTACGGTATATCTGACCTTTGGTGGGTATACTTTAGCGTCGAATGTTCTCTGACAAATTGTCATATCATCCATTTTAATATAAATATTAAAATTCTCATCACCATCTGTTATTGATGTGTTTAGTATTTCTGGATTCTCAGATATTTCAAACTGATTGTCCAACATATAAACAACACTTCTCATTTTCAGGTCATATTGTAATCGATTACATAGGTTGTCAATGTATTCATAAAATTCAACAGATTTATGTGCGTTTTTATTAAATCCTTTCACATTAAAGTATCTTTGTACAACTATATTATCATTACACATTAATAAAAACTCTACTTTTGTTACGTCTTGATTTTTCATATTACTTATTTGTTTTTATATTTTATTTCTATATTTATTTTTTTCTTTTCTAGATAGTTTTAAAAATGGTTTTAAAAATCTTATCCAAGCGTCATCACCTTTTGGTAGGTACTTAAAGAATCCGTCTTCCATCATCATTTTAATTAAATTTCTATGACCACGTCCGTCCGGGTCCAACGACTCTTTATAGTAAGATTCAACCAATTCTTTACCCTCATCACTTATAAGTGGTTCGGACAGATCTACCAATTTTTTATTTACCACAAAGAACTCATCACCAAATATCCCTTCTCTTGTTTTTCCACTCAGTAAGTTCTGTAAAATAACACTATCTTTTTGTTCTTTTATCAGTTCTTCACCTTTGTTTAAAATATCGGTAAGAGAAATTTCATTTTCAAGTATCTCGGGAAATAATTTTACAAAAGTTTTCTCACCCAGGTAAAATATACCATCAATATTATCTGATGTATCACCAGCTAAAATTTTATAAGTTTTAATGTTGTAGTGTGGTATTTCAATATCATACATTTTTATCTTATCACCTAACTTATAAAATTGTTTTGTGTTTGGTGAATAAATTCTAACTTTATCCGAAATTAATTGAGTTAGGTCCCTGTCACCAGAAAAAATTGTTTTGTCTTCATCCACAGATATTTGACAATAATAAGCGATTAGATCATCAGCTTCACAATGACCAACTTCAATCTGTCTAACAAACATTTCCTCAAGGTATTGTTTTACCCTTTGTTTTTGTTGTCCAAAGGATACTTCTTTAAAATCAACTTCGTTTGATATTTTTCGATTTAACTTATACTTTGGGTAAAGTATTCTTCTTTGTGATTTACTAGTTTCACTATCCCAAAAAACAACAACTTTAGTATAGTTTTCCTCTTCTAGAAATTTTCTCAATGTATTTAAAAAGTGCCATATACCACCTACGTGTTGTCCTTTGTTAAAGAAATCTTTTACACCGTGGAAACCTATTTTTAATAGGTTGTTACCATCTACTAATAAAGTTTTTGACATTCATGTTTAATTATATGGTTTGACATCTATCTAATAATTTCATAATCCATATTTTGGATTTTTTCTAATGAATATACTTCCAGGTTTTCCTTAAGTCTCATTTCTGAATTTAATTTTTCCCATCTTTTTTGAGCTTTCTTTCTCCATACTTCAATTAAGTTCTCCAATTTGTGTTTTTCAAAATTTTCCTTTTTCTCTAACTTAATTTCACCGTTTGATAGTATGTGTTCTTTTATGTTTGAATACCCAAAATTTGTATAGTAATACCTCTTTTTTGTTTTTGTTTTCATACAACATTTAACAAACTCATTAAATTTAGTATATTCTTCAGGATCTAACTCTTTTAAATGGGTTTTTATTATTTGTATGATTTTGGAATACTCTCTCATTTTTGGTGCTGACGGTACCGGATCAACTAACATTCCGTTCCATTCCTCCTTACCGTATATTGGTCTTAAATAATTCCTAAGTTCCATATAAATTTCATCACTTGGGAATAAAAACAGATCGGACTCTGTCATACCGTTGTACCGGATATACGGTTCTAGTCCGTCGTACTGTGATGAACTTTTTATATTCCCATACAATGATGTTGTTTCGAGAAAACATAAATCCATTTTATCACCATACTTTGTGTTAAATAGATCTAAAACTAAATGTGAACTACATATTAAAGCTAGTAATTTACCCCCTAAACAATTAAATCCAAATGGTTGGGTTGGCACAATTATAGCTCCGTTTACCATATGTCTGTTTACGTGTGTTGCTCGTAATGGTTCACCAAAAAAATCGTTTCTTGGTTTGATAGATAAAACGGGTGAAGCTATTTTAATAAAACCTAAATATTTACCTGACTTACCTTCCTTTACACCTAATGTAACTTGCCTACCTATCTGTGACTCCAGGGGCAAACTAATGGTTATTTGAGCTAAATTATTTAATGTATTTTGGTCAACAACTTCAACAACAATATCCATGTCTTTTGGTTCGAGTGTGTGGTCATTAAATAATCGTTTACTCCAATGTTCAACATCGATATTTACAATTTTTTCTTTCTTTCTTTCAAGAAAATAATCCTGTATTGTTGGTACTTTATTATAAAAACCATTTAAGGTTTCTACCATACCCATAACTTCTTCGTGGGTTAATTTTATTTCCATTACTAAGCTTCTTCTTTTTCGGTTCTCAAATCAAAATCTCCTTCAACACCGATTACCTCTTTCCAGTAATCAGCGAATTCTTTTTTGTACTGTTCTATCGAGGATTTTTCCTCAGTAGTATCTTTACCGGGTAAAAATCCGTGTGGTGTTACTATAATTTTACCGTCTTCATAACCTAAACCGTTTATATGGTTTTTCATAACTGAAATTTTTGTTCTAGAAGCAAACTTAACGGTTCTTTTGTCTTTAGTGGCGGTTATCTTTGTTGTTCCAGCTCCTTTCTGATTACCATACAAGAAGACTAGTGATGAGTTTAACCAAATTGCTTCACCACCTTTAGCTTTAATTTTTGGTTGTCCAAAAGGATTATCTGGTAATTCAACCCATGGTTGATTAACAATTATTAATGTGTTTTCATATTTTGAGTCGGATTTACGTGACCCAGATATACGTTGGTTAATTCCCATACCAATTTTATCAGCTAAAACTGAAGCGTTATGTTGTTTACCACCTTTACCTTCATATGTCATTTTACACGGAACAGACCCAACAGAATCCCACATGATACATAATGAGTAATCTAGTTCACCCTTTTCTTGTGAATCTAACAAATCATTGATATAATCTGTAATTTGTTCAATGTAATCGAAGTTGTTATTGAATATGTAAAATCCATCCCACTCTAACTCACCGGTATCGGTATCAACAACTTCATCACATTCAAAACCCATTAGTTTAGCGTGTTCAAAACTCCATTTTTGTTCAGTAATAATGAACACTGGTAGGATTCCTTTTTTCTGAGCGTCAACTGCTGTTTTAACTAAAGCAGTTGTCTTTCCTGTATCACTGTGACCTAGAAACATATTAATATGTCCAATAGCTGGACCTGGTAACCCAACCGCGTCTAAAAAAGCTTCCCCAAGATCAAAGAATCTTTGTGGTTTGTATTTAGCCGATGTTGAAAATTTTTTCTTAATATTACTAAAATCGTTTTTCTTTATTGCCATATATTTATTTTTTTTTTTAAATTAAAAAATTAGATGTTGATGTATTTTTTCCGTGTATATTCCAAATTATATTTTCGGTGTTATCTATTTCACATATTTTACATTTATTTTCACACCAAACGTCTCTCCACATGTTATCCTCAAATCCGTAAATTTTTGATAGGGTTTTTATTAAATTAAAACTTTTTAAGTTAAAAGCAAATGTAGCTGGTATTTTAAAATCACAATTTTCTGGATTAGCTCCTAAATTATGAGTGTTAACCAATCTTACAACGTTTCCATTTAACTGATACCTTATTGTTGAGGATAGGACATCTACATCGTTTTCTTTAAAGAAATTAACTATGTTCATTATGTAATCTTTTTTATATATGTCATCATCGTCTATTTTAACAAAAATGTCATACTCTTCATAATTCTCCACAGCTAAAATTGTATTAATGTGATTTGTATGTTGGTGTTGATTTAATGTGTAAGTGAAACTATTTTTATTGGTTTTAACATCGTCAAATATTTTTTGGATGTAATTTTTTTGATGCGTGGATCTTTCCATTGTAATATTTACTGAGTGGAATATATCTTGATATGTTTGACTATTTATATCCTGTACACATCCTCTTAACATTTTATACCGATTAAAACTTGGGGTAAAACACAATACTTTCATTTTTTTATAGTAAAACTTGGACACCTAATCTAGGTAGATGTCCAAGTATATTAAAAATTAGAATGGTAACTCCTCGTCAATATCGTCATTAACTTGTGGATCTTCTACTTCATTGATTGATTTTGATCCACCACCAATTGTTGTGGTTTCTTCAACGTCATTAGAGTAGACATATTTTCCAGCGTCTGAGTCCCATCTTGGTGTTTCCCCTCTAGAGATAGCCTCAAGATATTCAACTGGTTTTTTAGAGTACACGTCTTCCCAAGTTAATTCATCATTAACCCATTCGTTAGCTAAATCAGAATCACTACTAATTGAACTTGGGTCATCATACATAATTGTTTGGATTACCGTGTATACCCCACCCTTTGGTGTTTTAGCTTTGGTTAGTTCAAGGATCAAGTCTCTACCATTTTCTGGATTTGTAATATCACCCTTAGCTTTCCAGATTGGAATTATTTTATCAAGAATCCCTTCTTGTTTGTAATTGTGTTTAAATCTCCAAAACTTAACTCCGTCTTGTTCATTATCACGATCAATTACTTTAACAATATAAAACTTACGTGCTTTGTATTGTTTAGCTAGTTCTTTGTCAGAATCTTTCCCGGTTGACATTAAAGTTTCGTAAACCTCATTTAAAGGTGAACGTTCATTGTCATTTTTTCCTGGGTCATAAAATTTCTGATACTTACCATCTACTTGGAGATCATGAAACCAAACCTCTTTAAATGGTGATGATCCGTCACTTGTTGGTAGGATTCTAACTCTTCGTTGACCTTGTTTCTCAGTATCCTTAAGGATTGCTGCGAAATATTTTTTCATTCTCTCTTCCTGAGACATTTTTGAAGTGGAGGAAGAACCACTTTGTTTTGATTGTTCGTACTGTGCTAGTACCGCGTCTAAGACATTTGTCGCCATAAAATATATAAATTAAAAGTTTACAATTGTAAGTATAAGATAAATAAATTAGGTTGTCAAGTAGTGGAACAAAAAAAAATGGGACTTTTGGTCCCATTCTATTATCTTAAGTTTTTAAGATTCTCCTCATCATAAGTATTAAAGGTGTCTTCAATTTGTTTTGGTGAAAACTCCGAAACATCATCCGTTGTTAAGACATATTCGTTTTTACCTGACTTTTCCATTTCTTCTTGTTTATCAACAAAGAAGTCTGACAATTTTTGTTGGAATGGTCCGGAATCTAGAGACCTTAATTCTAATTTTTCTTGTGGTGTTTTAGGTCTATATTTTTCCAGTTTATTTTCTAAATCATTAATCTTGTTGACCAATGTGTCCATTTCACCTAATTTAGATTCTAATGAACTTAATTGATTAAATAAATTATCGAAATATTCTTCCTGTTTGTCCGACATTGTTTTTTGTGTGTCAACCAAGTCAGTAATGTCTAATTCCTCAGTTTCACCTTCTTCATCAGTGTTTTCTTCATTACCTAATTCCTCAACGTCCGGATCTTTAGTGACATCAACTGGTTCTGGACCGGATGGTGGTGTGGGTGGTGTAGTTCCTGCTGGTGGAACATCTCCCACTGGTGGAACATCCCCTGTTGGTGGTGGAACCCCTACATCGGTTCCCTCACCAGGAACTGGTGGTAGATCTGTTGGTTCGTCAACTGGTGCGGCAGCTGGATCCAGTTCTACTTGTTCTACAATATATTTATTAATAGTATTGTATCTTTCGATTTCTTTGATTATTTTTTCGTCTATTCTCATTTTATCCGTTTAATAATTGTTTAATTCCAGTAGTGGTTTCAACTTGAATTTTTTTAAATTTATTCATGGTATTATCAACCCTTTCAATTAGACCATCTTTCATTCTGATTGTGTAGCAATCACCAGTATCCAAATCACAAACTTCTTTATACCCATTACCGGAATCTTTTTCACTAACTCTAGTGTTTTTTCCAAGGTAGTTATCTAAAATTAATTTTGTATTACTCATAGTATTGTTTTTATATATAAATATATCAATCTACCATAAAATTACTTTTTGTATAATTCCTGAAATTTCAATAAACCTTCACCAATTCTTGATTGTATTTTAGTTTTATCATCCTCGGTTAATAGAGTGAGAACGTCGTCATTTTGTTTTATTGGCCATTCCAAAACATAATATTTAAGTAATGTATCTAAAACTGGAGTTGTTGTTGAATTTATTTCCTTTGTTAGTGAAACTATCTTACCACTAAACTTAACTACAAAGAAATCTAAAAACTTATCCAATGTTTCAAATTGAGCAACTGGAATATTTGTTGTTTGTGAATTTCCTCTGGTCACACAAAAATATTTAGTTGTCATATATGTTGTTAAATCACCACCATAAAACTCCGTTAGATTTATCGTTGAGAAGTTATTCTCGTAAGCTTCAAATCCGGTTGAAATCCCAGAGTCGACATACATGACACTGAATATAAATGAAGCTCCGTTTTCCAAATAAAATAACTTGTTTGTTGTGTCGTCTTTAAAATTTAAAGCTTCCAGTTTTGTTATTATTTTATCGAAAACGTCTTTGAATGTTACTTTGGTTTGTGTTGGATTTGTCAAATTGTAATATAAACCATATTGTGGTAACAATTTATCTGAACAATCTTGATTTGTTGTTAATGTCTCTTTAGTTCCTAAATTACCTAGAATTGTATCTTTTTGGAAGATCACATTGTTTGGGTCCAATTTTGATCTAGTATAACTCTCCTTTATTTCTTCCCTTATTTTTGTTACTATGTTTTTTGTTAATGACTGAATAAAGTTGTCAATTTTTGGTATACTATAAAATGGTTGTCTAATACCCTCAAATGAAGTGTCAAAACCATTTTCACTAATTCTATGTATTACTTTTGTTATCATATATGGTCCACTAAACATAGGTACGTACCTCAGATTAAAATACATCATCGGTTGGATTAGTGCGTTACCCATCATTTCAACTTGACAACTATAACTCCTATTTTTATATATGTTGTATAATGAGTTACTTTGTGTTGTTGATGTTCTATTTCTATTTTGGTTTGCCATGTCATCGATAGCAGCTATCGACTCACTCGTTGGTTTTCCGGGGTCTTGTGAAACACTAAATTCTTTAAATATTTGTTGGTTCTGTGGTCCGACATCAACATTAAAACCGACGACTTTATTTGATGTTGCCCAGTTAGTTTTATTTGTTTGGTCCTCAACTAATGGGTTATCACTAGCTCTTCTTAAATCAAAAGCGTCATTTCTAAACCTGTAGTCAATATTTTCTTTCATATCCAAGTGTTCACTCGGTTTTGAGGCGTACATACATAAAAACTTTGGTGATGACTTACGATAATCAACATTTAAATATGTACCAAATAACGAGTTAGCAAATTCCAAACTACCTTCAGATCTTGGTATCGGGTTTTTAACAACGTCTTGTACATTATAAAAATTAACGTAAGCTGGTAACATGAAGTGAATAAAGTTATTTTGTGTTAATATTGTTGTTACTACATCTAACAAATTTACCTTAACGTTATCGTTATCGATTAATGACCTAATTTTAAAAATATCCACCAATATTTTATCACCGATATCCCTACTAGCTCTGTCGACTAACATTACATCTTCAAATAATGTTTTTGTTTTAAAGTCACCACCAGATATCCAGGTATCATTTAGTGTTTTAAATAATTCCCATAACTCAAATCTTGTTTGTTCCCCTTGGTATTCTTTATATTTACTCTGGTCGTCGATTGAAATTGACACGACTCCTGGTAAATCTTTTCTAACTGATGTCATCAAAACTTCCAGTGAGTCGTTTAAATATTTTTCAGTAGTATCAAGATAGGTGTTCATTAAGTCATAAAATTTTGTATAATTTAATGACGGATCTTTAAGTTTTTGTGTTGCGTATATTTTTATTATGGGGGCAAAATCAATTATGTTTTTTGAATTAAACTGTACATTCATATCCACAAAAAAATCTGTAATATATGATCCGGAATCTTTATATTGTAATTCTGGAATTTCTGAAAATCCAACATATAACTCCAAATCTTTCCAAGTTTCTGGGTATATTGATTTAGATTGTGATAATGTTATTGTACCACCACTAGTTGGTAATGATCCTGGTGTTGTTTGATTATAACCAAAATAACTAATTGGGTCGACAAAAAATTTATTAGAGAAAGTGTAAAAAGTTCTTCGATTAAACATAGTTGGGTTTCCAACTTTTAAAACAACATCATATTCCATAAACTGTTTAAAATATGATTCAAATGTTAGTTTTTGATTTGATATTGTTTCTGAAATAATTAAATCACCGGTAGTCCCTGTTGGTTTTTTTACCACAAACATTTTTCTCATTAACTGTTGGAAATTTTTATTAGTGATTTCTGTTTCAGTTTCTGTTGTTTGTGTTGGGGGTATTGTTTGTTTATAATCGTAAACACTTCTACTAAAGTTTAAAAATTCGGTCTCAAACAAATCTAAAATTCCTTTTTCAAAAGTGGTAAATATTTCACTTATTTTTGTATACCCACTTATTTCACCATTTATTGAGAAGTTTTCTTGTTTTGACTCACCGGATAGGACATACTTAAAATAACTATCTGGTGATGATTTAACAACTCTGCTGTTGTCAAAAAATCCAAAATTTGGTGCTCCCCAGAATAATCTTACAGATCCATTATATAATGATGTATTATCTATAATTTCAAATTTTAATTTACCGGATTTAAATAATTCACCCTTTATCTGACTAACCGTAGTTCCAAATGAAGGTAATACATAATACTCACTATCACTTTTTTTAGCTAGTACACTCCAAGGTACAAATTTTAAAGCTCTTAATGGGTTGTTTGGGTCAAAACCTATTTCTTCAAATATCTTTGTTTGTTGTGTATTTGTTAATATCATCCCACCAGTATCAATCAAACCTTGTAAGTTTGTGTCTTGATATGGGTCAACACTTAGATTTGTAACATAAAATGACTTTAGTGTCTGAACTGGTAAATTAGTGTCGATTGTATATTTACCAACACCATTCGCTGTTCCGGAAACTTGATTTACAATTGTGAATCCTGTTGTGACACCGGATAGAACAATTGTTGATCCGGTAACTAATTCATTTACATTAATTTCATTAACAGTAAATGTTGTACCACTTACACTACCTTTACCGATTACCTGTGTTGTACCGGAGAATAATCTAGTTCCTTGAAAAAATGTGTTAAAGTCGTCAATTAATTGTGGGTAAAATCCAGTGTTTATTACTGTATTTGTTTTGGTTAAATCTAATATGTTTTCTTGTAATACAATATCAGTTGGTGAACTGTCAATATTCACAGTAAATGTTTTTGTGGTAGCTGATGGTTCATATGGGTTATAACTAGATTTATAGTCAAAATTTTTCCACACCTCATCCAAGATATCGACACCAGTTTCGTTCCAGGTTTTATATCTGTGCCAAATTGATCCGTATTTTAAAATCCAAGCATATGGTAATTTATGTACCGCACCAAATTTTTTAAATGTTGATATTAAATAATCTAGTTCTGTTGTTGTGTTATTTGTTTCATCAAAATTTTTATATTTTTCTCTTAAGGTAGATAGTGGTAAACTATTTAAAAATAAAAAAGCCGCGGATTTAAATGGATACAAATTAAGTGTCTCATATCTGAAATTATAAACCCCCTTTTGTATTGCGTTTATAAAATACGGGGTGTTTAACATTGACGTAGTTTGATTACTACTCACAGTACCACTATAGTTGATATAATTTAAATTACCCTCAGTTATAAACTGTTCATCATATTTTCTATTTTTGTAGAATGAGGTTAGATTTGATAAATCAATTTCTTGACTAAATGTATTATTTTTATAATTAAAATTAGTTATTGGTCTACATGTATTGAAATCGTAGTTATTTAAAAAATTAGTAATTGTTTTTAATGTTGGGTTATATTTTAACGTATTTTTAGTGTTATACGAATTTTCACTTAATAATATTGTTTTACCATTAGCTAGGTAGTTGTTGTCCCAAAATAAATTTGTAATCGGATACGTGTCGGAAAAATCAAAACTATTTGATGTGGTTTGGTTTTCTATATATTCGGTTATATTTGTTTCTGTTTTATCAATTAAACTAACATCTGGTTGTGATTTTTGATTCCCTATAATATCTGAATTAAAGATGCCGTATGGGGATTCTGAAAAATTTTGGATATATGGGGTTACAAATTCACCTCGAATGTATTTTTGCCAACTCTCACCTTCACCACTATTAGAAATATGTCTAAGGAATGGTAAAAAATTTGATTGATTTAGTTGATATTCTCGTAATGTTTTAATTAAAAATGGGTTGTCGTCACCAAGACTATTTACGATGTTAACTTTTTCACATTCAGATTCAACGGTATATACACCGGAATCATAACCAGAAACTCGACTTAATTTACTATAAAAACTATTTAAAAATAATCTTTCATAAATTTCAAAGAAAAATTTAACTTCCTCTTTATTCTGAAATACTTGGTTTGATATTGGGAACTCAACCCCATTTAAACTAGATCTATTTGGTCGTCCACTAGAATCAGATACTGGTCCGGGATCTGGTATTAATTCATCTCTAGTAGTAAAACCCTTTATCCATTCTTCAACAAATTCAACTTCCGGCCAAATTTCAGGTGAAAAAGCTCTTGCTGTTGTTGATATAGATGGATCACCTGGATATATTAATTCAAATTTTTCTTCTTTATCCTCACCAATAGTTTCTCTAATTACTTGGGGCCAAGGATATATTGGTGTATTATTTTGTGATGTGTCTTTGAAGTCAACACTTTTTACTGTTGTATTTCCGAATATCAATTCTTTTCGGTATTTATTGTCGTTTAACCCCCAAGCTTTTATATGTACATCATCAAGTAATCTAATAAAAGCTTCACCCTGTGCGTAAAAAACAGCTAAAATATTTCTTATTGACGGTTTGAAACCTAGTTTATTATTCTTATCATTTAATTTACTAGTAATAGCTTTGGTCATATCATCCTCAATTAGATTTCTAATTTCCAAAACAGTTTTTTCGATTGTGGTTATTTTATCCCTAAATGAATTTTTACCCTCAAAATAATAAAATAAAGTTTGATTTGTCCCGGCTGAAAAAAATTCGGTCTTACTATCTGTGACAAATTTATCGTAGATTGGACCGGAAGTAGTTTTTACTGTTGGGTTCCTTTGTAAATAACTCTCCTCAAAATTGATGTCGTCGACCGTAACTGGGTATTTAAATGTCTGAAGTGAGATATCAACTGGTACGGTTTTTTGTACCTCATTAACATTTATCTCAACTCTACCATTCTTCCCAAGTACCGGATTTTCCGATAGTTTTTTATTGTACTCGGTAATGTAACCCTCAAGAACTGTTATACCTTCAGTTCTTAATGTTTCAGTGTTTAATTCTTTTTTAAATTGGTAAATCTTAATATCTGTGTTTTTAACCAAAAAATAATTTGTGGTGTCCATGAATTTATTAAACCAGGAATCTAATTGTAACTGAAATACTTTTTGGTTGTATTCATACAGTATTCTTGAGTAGTTGTCTATTTCGGTTAATACAGCGAAGTTTTGTTTTGAAAAACTATTTAAAACATCCGTAATAAATAAATCTAATCTGGATTTTAATTGTTTGATTGTAATCTCTGGGAAGTCGTCACCAATAAGTCCTTTAGATTTATATTCAGAATAGACTTCTTTTATTTTTTGATACCCCCTACTAACTGTTTTCTTACTTATACTTGATACGTTAGTTTGATTATCTGTAGTTGTGAACTTAACTGTACTAACGTTACTGTTGTACATATGTGGTACCGCCATTAAGGAATCCCAATTTATATACGATAGTAATGTGTATTTATAACCATAAAATTTTAATTTAATGACAAAATTACCACTCGACGGTTGAAAAGTTGAGGTGAAAGATTGTAACATTATGGGGTACTTAACCGCTTTACCGTAGTATCCTTTAAGTGTTAATGTAAATTGGGGGTATGGTAATTGAAAAAAAGCTGCGTATGGTGAGTTATCCCCCCCTTCAAACAAAGCTCTCCCCTTAACGTCCTCCAATGTAATGTCAATTACAGGTAAGTAATCTAGACCGATCGAAACATTTATATCAACCATACCTAGTAATCCATTGTCAATTGATCCAGGTTTACCGTTACTATATGTTTCTTGTGTTATGTAATAGTCACCTTCCTTATTTGGATTTTGTATTGAGTTTAATTTTGGTTGATTCACTCCTTGTCCCGTTAGTGATCCTTTACCGGTAATCTCATCAGTGTATGAATTATCTAAAAAGGTTTTAAACCCAGGGTTTAAAAAATTAATTTTACCGACAGATATGGTTCTAATTTGATCATTAACCGCGGTACCCAAAGCTAGTTTAGTTCTGGGTAGTACATTACACTCAAGGTTGGCGTAATAAACTAAATCTTCTTGTTTGACAAATCTTTCTGAAACATTCCCTAAATCATCAATTACTTTATTTGGGTCTATTACGGTTATGTTGTCGTAGTCGTATTCTACTAATATATTTTCACCGTTACCTACCATAATAAAAGAAATGATTATCTAATTGAGTTTTATAGTCTTGTAAAGAACTTACTAATGGAAATGGAATTGTCAATACTGTACCATCAGGAATGTTACTTTCTAACCCACTAAATTGGGGGTTAGCTGTTTGTATTAACCACCCAAAGAATGGTGTTCCGTAATACTGTTGGGATATCTTATCTAATCTCGATTGATTAGCTACATAAATATGTTTTTTATCTGAAGATTTTGATGGTAATACAATATACGGAACCACAGTTTGTTCTCCGTTAATTAAAAATTCATTATATCTGTTATAATATTGTAGTCCCATATTAGTTTAATTTAACTTTACCATTAAATGTTTTTTTATTCTCATTTAAATTTACGTTTGAATATAAATCCTTTATTATTTTGTTTTTGGAATTTACATTATTTGTTGGTGGTGTTGTATAATTAACTGTGTTACCAACAATATTTGTTGTGTTTTCTATACTATAATTTAAATATTTTTGGTATGACTCTGTATTAAACAATAATGTGTCAGTTTCACTAATTTCATTATTATGTATATTTGTATATATATTTTTTATAAAATCACATATTTCTTTAATCTTATTCGACATATTTTTAGTTTTAACTTCATTACCATTTGTTAAATCAGTAACAAATAAATTATACTTACTATCATCTAAAAAGTAATCAGACATTGATAAATAAAATCTATTAGCCACTTCAGTACTAAATCTATCCTTATAATATGATGAGGTGGATGTTTTAGGGTCAAATTTACTTGGCTTTAAAATGAAAGCTTCTAAAAATTCATAAAAGTTTTTTAATATGTTTGAGACACCCAATCTGTATGATAGATCTAATTTACCACCCTGTTCAAAATATGTACCACCGCTTAAATCATAACATTGTGGTTCGTTGTTTTGTGTTAATACACCGTCAAGTTTGTTCATGACAACATCCATTTTTCTTAATGAATAAATTAATTCTTCCTCAATTTTAACTATTTGATTTGAGTTTGTGGTGATCACTTCTTTTAAGTATTCTTTTTTAGAATTCACTTTAGAAATTAACTTATCGGTAACCTCACGTAATACCTTTTTGTCAAATGAGGGGATTGATTTCATACCTCCGGTAATTGGGTCATCGTTGTTTTTAACGTCCTTAACAACCTTTTCAATTAGGCTGTCTACAAAATTTTCAAACGAGTCTGGTTTTCCGTATATTTTAGTTGGTCTTGGTGATAAAATTCCTGTTGTGAACTCAGATATTTCACCATCAATATAATTTCGTTTATTATTGGTTAATTGTACAATACCATAATTTGTTGTCTTTAACAATGTGTTTAGTGAGTTTGGTACTATTTTAAAATAATCAACCAACTGTTCATTTAATTTTGTTAAAATCACATCGTAGGATATTGTCCCAGCTGACACACCGTCAATTATTTTACCAATGGTTTCACCACCTTTTTTTGGTTCTTGGTTGACAACATCCTTAGTAGTTAGATTTTTTTGTAACTCTAAAATTCTATTAACAACTAAATTATCTAGAGTTGTTTGACTTTCAATATCAGTAGCTGTCGATCTTTCGTCGTAAACTTCAGTGTTAGCGTAATAATTAAAAGATAGTGCGTTTTGTAATTGGTCAACTGGTTCTTTTAACCCGTGACCACCAATAAAATTAAAACCTAAACTTATTTTAGCTATCATTGGTTGAACCCCAATACCTTCTGGATTCATATCATAAATTAAAGGGTCATAAGTAATACCTAAACTTGTGGGTATTATTTTAGTATGATAAAAATCTCCAATCCTAAGTACTAAAACTGGTGGTGTTCCAAATGAGGTATTAAGAGCGTCATTTGTTTTTGGTCTACCGTCAGTTCCGATAACTGGTATTGATTGACCCGGTCTAACACATTGATTTAAAAATGTAAGTCTAGCGTTTAATCCTTCTGGAGTTGTAGAGTGGAACGTTGGATTAAAATATTTTATCTTATCTCTAATACTATCAAAAACCATAGGGTTTTCTTTCTTTAGTACCTCAAAATAGTCACATTCGGAAAATAAAGTTCTAACTACTTTTTTCGATATCCCATCTTTAATTTTTTGTTGTATTGTTCTTGAGGGTAGTGGTTTAATTGGTTGGGTATTTGTTTGTGGGACATCGACGGTAATTTCAGGTGTTGGGTTTGTTGTTTGTACGGTTTCAACTGGTTTGACTACCTCTTTAATAACTGCTTTTATTTCTGAAATTACAACTCTACGACAAGCCATAGCTGGTATTGAATATTTTTTACCGGCTGACTGTGATGTCATTTTAACACCGTTAGAATCATAACTGACAATATTTGTATTACAGTTAACATCCTGTTGTGGTGGTATAACGTCATTTAATTCTGGGTTGTTGGGGTCTGGTGTCAATGTAGCGTCAATAGCTTTTGGAATCACGGTTGTTTCACCTAAGATGTTTGACTCTAAAAATTTAATTTTACCATCTTTTTCCCATTCGGAAAATGTTTTTTCACCGATTTTTTGAGATCTAAACCACCTTTTAACTGAGTCATCTCTCCTTTTAGCGATGTTAACATTATATTCTTCAGTATTTGGTGACGAAGCTGAAGCACTTAATTTTAATTCAAAAGTTCCCTTTTGTTCGGAAACCACCTTTATTATTTTTGGGATTAAAGTATCTTGTATTTTTTTATAATTAGCTTCAACTACTTTAGTAAAAAAGTCGGAAACTGAAGATCCTGAGTATGTTTTATCAGTTTTTACAACATACGGAGCATTATTTTTATATATTTCTTTTTTACCAATATATAAATCATACCAATTGTTATATGGTTCTTTACCATCAGTACCTGTGTCGTTTTTACAGGTTGGACAGTTATTATCAAAATAGAATCCTAAGTCTATTATTTCATTAAAATCACTACTAACATCCTTATCAACGGTTTGTTCTTCAACAATTTTGCCGTTACCACCAACACCATTTTGATCAGTACCAGCTGAACCCTCCGCGTTGGCTTTAATTAATATATTTATAACCGGATCAGGTCTTATCTCAACTGCTACCGACTGTAATTCTTCATCAGTTAATCTTGGATTTTTTAATATCTCCTGATATGTGTACAAATCACTAACAGGTATTTGATTGAATTTTGAAGCTAATTCATATAAATCGTACTTAACACAACCAGCGAAAAATGAATCCATTATTGAGTCTACTCTTTCTTTGGGTATGTTTTTTAGTTGTTTGGTTATAATTGTGTTCATTATTGATGGGTGGTCAACAACTATTTTCCAACTAATAGTTCCACTACGACTTGTATTCTTATAGGTGTATATCGGTTCAGGTCTTCCAAGGAAGTTTGTCTGATTGAAATCTGGTTTACTATCATCGGAGAATTGTAAATCATATGGTGGGAACCACATAATTCTACCCCCATTTGGTCCTTGTTCACAAACTGGTAATTCACTAACAGTATATCCAGGTTTGTCTGAAGTTCTCCAAGCTAAATTCTCTATTGAGAACATGTACTTTTTAACTTTATTATCAATAATATTTGTGGATCCTGGATTTTTTAACGGAGCTATATTTAAATTATACGTATTATCCAATACAGAGTAACTAAATCTCCTGTTTGATGTTGTTATACCTTCAGTCTTTTGTAAGTCGTCATACGTAAAATATGGTGTATCTTTGGTAAATACTCTACAGTATTCAATACCCTCCTCAACACCAGTTGTATCATTTGTATATGAAAGTACTTGTGAACCCTTTGTCAATTCCTTATAACCATCATTAAATACTTTTGATACCTGATTAATCGCGTTACCTACGTGTTTTAATCTAGCTATACCAGAAACGTTATCAGCGGAATCAATTAATCTTTGTGTATTATCTAAAATGGACCCTGGTTTAAATTCACCAACTTCAGTTGATTGGTATTGGTTATATTGGGTTGTTAAACTTTCAAAACCTTCATCAAGATTACCTTTCTTTCCGTTCTTACCTACTTTAAATCCAGCGTCACCTTTATACTTTGGTGATGTCCAAATTAGTTGTCCCGTAATACCGCCATCGTTAGAGTACGATTTACCTTTTAACCCGAAGTTTAATTTACTTTCATTACCTTCATATAAAATACCAAGTTCAGATGGACCATATACTATTGATTGGGTTTGTTTACCAAATCTATCTATGGGTACCTGATTAGCTGGTGATGTTATTTGTGAAGGTTCAGCGTCTTGACTACCCACATAATAACCACCAGTGTTTTGTCTGTCTTCATCAAATAATCGACCAATAGCTGTTGTTAGTCCTTGAACTAAACCTCTATTATAAGCTGGTTTATATCTGTTATAATCTAAACTTTTAAATAATACTGACCGTTGACCGTTACCGGTATTTTGGACAAATGTTTCTGACGGATTTCTATATTTGTTTAAAACCGGTCCTAAAAATCCACCTGTTAATTTATTTACAACATTAAGTGCTGATTCAACTTGGGGGGATTGTATAGGGTCTGGGTCATTAAAATAGTCACCTGGGATAAAAGAAACAGGGAAATAAGTCCCTGTTAATCTATTGGCTAGTGATACGGCAGCTAATACTGGTGATTCTGGTACTGTTATTTTCCAGTTTTTATCGAAAAATGGTTGTTTACCGGTAGCTACCATAGCCGCGGTAAATGGATCTTGTAATGTGTCTAGATTAAATCTACCAACGGTAGCTTGTGATATCTCAGCAGCAATCCTTTCTTGGAAAGCTCCTTTCAATTGAGTCGATCCTATTTTAACAATAAAACTATCTTGTGATAATAACCCATTGGATCCAACTGGATTATCTTGAAATATCATTGAAAACGTACTGTAAGCTGAATTAACAAACATATCAGCGTACGGTAAGAAGTATTGGTTGATGTTATAATTATCCGTTACAATATATAAATCTTTATATCCGTCTTCTGGGCCAAATATGTTTTTAACATAAGCTGAATCAATAAAAAACTCATTAACCAATTCCAGGTTTGAATCGTTTAAGTCGTATGGACCTTGATTTGGGTCCACGGGTAGTAAGTTGTTAACATTTATCGGGTTATCAAATCCACCATCTGGACCATATTCATTTAATGGATAAACAGAATTAGCAAATTGATTTGTTGATACTAAATTGTTTGGTGAATCAACAACACTAAAAACATTTAAATTTGTCTGTTGTACAACATTTGTTACCGGACCAAAAACTCCAGTAACGGAATATGGTGGTAAATTTTTAACTAATAGGTTATTCCTAAAAGATTCTGTTGAGACAAATGATAGTGAACTTGGCATTCTCCTTTTATTTTATAAATACGATTTGGGTTCATTTTTTTTAGTATGGTGGTGTTGTTCTTAGACCCCCATCTTTAACCTCAAACAATTTATTTAACCAGGATTTTCCTTCTGGGGTTGACAACCAGTTATTAATTGTGTTTTGAATCTCGGTTGTTGACATATTTGTCAATGTACCTGAACCGGTTATTGTTATATTAGCGTCCACTGTTGATTTTGTTATTATCTCTTTCTTTTCAATAACTTCTTTTTTGTCATTTAATTCTTCAACAATTAACTCAGCTTGGGTTTTTTTTGGTTTGGGGTTTAATTGGTTTTCATATGTTTTTGTTAAGTCTTTTCTATATTCAGTTATAAAAGTTTCAAATTTATTTTTAACCCCTTCTTGAAATTTTAATTCCAAATCAGCCATACTATTAAAAGCGTCTCTAAAAGCTTCAAAAGATCCTGTTTGATCTCCTTTGGCTAATTTTAAAGCTGCGTCTTCTAATAACCCAGTAAACTGATCAACACCGGATCTAAATGTTTCTGTTGTGACATCTCTAGTGGCTATCTCGGTATATTTTGTTTGTACTTTAGTTATAGCGTCAAAAACACGTTGTACTGGAGCTGCACTAGATTTACCAAGTGTCATTTTACCCACTAATGAACCAATATTCGCGTTTATTGATTCCATTATAGTTAGTTGTTCATAAGCTAATTCCTCCAAACTTTTATTTTGATCAGCAGCTTGCTCCCTTAATTGTTCAATTTCTTGTGGTAATAAATCCTCCACTCTTTTAGTAACTTCTTTACCTTGTTCGTCTCTAACCTTAATAACCGCGGTTCCACCTGATAGTGTTGCTAATGAAGCAATCATTTCTCTAGTCTGTTCATCTTCAGTACCAACTAATGATGGGAATTTAATCTGTTGTAGTTTTTTATCGAAGTCGGCAGCTCTTATTGACATTTTTGTCAATTCTGAAGCTGGTATATTTAATTCAGTAGCTATTTCTCTAATCCTACTTTTAGCACCTGGTAATATTTCAAATTGCTGAGTTTTCTCATTAAAAATTGTCCATTCTTTAGTAATATTAACTAATTCCTTTTCCAATTGTTCTGGATCATTACGTGCTAAATCCATAGCTCTTAATGGATCTAAAAGACCATTAGCTGTTACACCTAATCTTTGTAGTCCAGCAGCTAACTCAATCGCACCTTCGGGATTAAATACTTTCTCAGCAATAGCAAATACGTGGGACATATCAACACCTAGTCTAGAAGCTTCTGCCGCCATTTTAGCTAAACCTTTAACACCATTTTCAAAATTATAAAGGTTCATCTTATCCAAATTATTTAAAACTCCTTTGGATACAGCTTGTACACTAACCCCAACATTTTTAGCGTAATCGATAACCTCTTTCATTTTATCACCAGCGTCGTATATTGAGACTCCAACATCTCTAAAACTAGACGCGAGTGTTGTGATATCTTCACCAGTTAACCTACTTACCGCTGATAACTCAACAACAGCTTCTTTTCCAACTGAAGCGTTAGTTCCTAAACTTTTTGTAATATCTATTACCGCTTGTGTAGATTCCTCCTGACTGAAACCCATTTTAACTAACTCCGGGGTTGTGTCAGCGATTAATGTTTTAAATTCACTCAATCTTTGTTTCCCAACACCAAAAGCGTTTTGTATTTTTGTAGCTTGTTCATCTAAAAATCTTAAAGAATCTGTTTCAGTAATAGCTTTAGCTGATTGCTTTATAATCTCCGACATTGAAAATGTTGGGCTTATCAAGTCTTTCATACCACTAACAAAGGATTTATTCAAATCAAAAGCTCTTTGATTTGCTGATTCATAGTCCTCGAGAACCTTTAATTTATCTAGTTGTGATTTACTTAAAGTTGTTGGTACTGTTGTAGACATTTAATAATATTTAATGATAAATATTTTTAGTTTCGTTTTCCTTCGTTAAATATTTTTTCAAGAAGATATTTACGAACATACGTTGGAATCTTAAAGAACTCACCGTACTGTACTCCGAGATGTTTAGCGAGATAATAATATTCGTCTAATATTACTTTTGAGTAATCAGAAGAAAGGCCGAAAAAATTCAACCCCAAAGGCAAGACTCACGGTCACCTTTTCTCCAGACGGGGCTACAATTTCTTTTTTTAGGTCTAATCTTGGTTCGTTGTCTCTTAAAAAGTTTCTGATATACTTTGAGTCACCGATTGGCATATTTTCACAGAATGTTGATATATCATTTCGATCTGAACTACCATTTAATTCCACAACCATTCTATTTAATCTTGTGGTTACGGTTGGTACAACTCTACCAACTGGATAGGTATCTAATATTCTATCAATTTCAATGGTATCATATAGTGATAGAAATTTAACTTTAACAGTATTTTTTGAAAACGGTAATGATAGTGTAAATGTACCATCATCGTTTGGTTTCTCTTTAGATTGGACTATGTTCATCCTATCTAACATTATTGACGTTTCAAATTGTTTTCCGGTTTTAGGATCCTCAACATTTAATTTATATTCAGGTCCAAATGATGTGTTTCTTAAAAATATTAATATAGATTCAACGTCCCCTTCCAATAGTTCTTCCGGTCTAAGTTCCCTTTCATATAGTTTATTTCTAAGTAATGGTAAAACAATAGCTTCCTTTATTGATTTACGACTGTCGTTATTTAATAAAATGTTTTCATCAGACGCTGTTAGATATCCAATCTTAACACTTTTCTTTTTAGACTTATAAAATATACCACCAGAAGGTAGTTCTAACACGTCATGTGGTAGATTAAAGTCAGATTGACCATAATTAACTATATCATTTGTTTCCATTGTTATTTAAATTAAGTTTTATTATAATAAAAAAATCCGTATACCATAATATAGTACACGGATTCTGATATAAGTAAATAGTATTTAGTAAACTAATATACAACGATCCATACGGATACTAGCTGATATCCCAGCGATTTTATCACTTGAATAATCCAATGATCCCCCATCATACCCAAGTAAGAAAGCACCCTCTAAAATCCATTTTTCAACAACCACACCAGTTGGGTCTAACATTTCCAAGTCAACATTCTTTTTATAACCAGCTGCGTAACCCATACGACCGGTAACAGATTCAGCACATAAACGAATCCATTCCATAACCGCTTGTGAAGCTGATGGTCCGATTGGATCTCTAAATTTAACCGGAATTTCCTCCCAGTTAAATCGTCCAGCTACATATGTTGAGGTATTTAAGAATGGGATTTCAGTCGAAGCTATTTTAAGTTTCGGTCTTGAAGTACTCTCTACGTACCACTCATTGATACCTAAAGATGATGGGAATCTAAGAATCCAACGGTTTTCACGTTTAGGTTCGTAGGGTATAGGCATTTTCATTAATAAATCAGCCATAGTAAATTTTTTTAGTCTTGTTTATTTTCATATAATAAATATACCAAAAAAATTTTTTATTCTATTGACTTTTATTTTTTTTATTGATATAATTGCGAGCAAGCTAGCTTTTTATATAATAATTAATTAGCTAGCTGCTTATAAAATGTAATAATTAATTAGCTAGCTGCTTATAAAATATAATAATTAATTATCTTTTGTTAAATCAATTTTAACTTTTTTACCGTTTTTTGTGTGGTAAATACTGATATTAAAGTCTTCCCGGAAAATTTTATCTCTAATTAAATTAACGTTATCTATATCGTCATCTGAAAATCCTATCGACGGTTTGACATTGAAATCCAAATTAACATAGGAAACAAGACTAATCCTCACTTTTTTTGACTGTTCCTCAATATAATTTAAAAAATCGTTCATAGCTTTAACCTTACCCTCCGACGGATCCGACATGGTACCATGTAAATAAGTTATTGGATAAAACCTACATTTATCTAAATAATCTTTAATTAACCAATCGTAGTCATTATTAAATTTTGAGTTAGTTATTATGTGGTACCCAATTAGGTTATTTATTAATTTATCCCTATCAATACCTTCGTACGATATGTCTATAAGATTTTTTATTCCATTTTTAATTGTTTCTGGATTGTGACCTCTAGCGGTAATGATTGAAAATATTGACCCGTTATTTATTGCCTCAACAAAGTCTTTCCAAATATCTGATGAGGCTATCTTTGATTTTTTAATATCCATTATAAATCTATCATCACCACCCTGAAGGAAATCCCTAAACGGTTCATTATCGTAACCAACAATTAAATTACCATTAAATTTAAATTGTCTTTTACCAATTATAGATTTCTTAAATGAGTACTCGTATGTCGGCATACCAACAACACGATTATCCTTCGTTTTCAGATAGACCATTGTCGGCATTTTTAATAAATTATCATCCCAATCAAAAGCGTAGTATTTTAATCCAAAATCAGTGATATTCTTCATAAACTAAATTTAAAAGTTAACAAATATAAATAAAAAAAGGGAGATAATCAAATATCCCCCCCATTTTTTTAAATTATTTCTTTTTTATACATCATCAAAAGAAGCTCCAGTTGGTGTGATATAGAATGTTATATCAATAAACTCAAGAGATCTTGTTGGTTTAATGTATATTTTACCAGTCATCTGATTTCTATCTAAGTCAGAAGTATCTGATGATACTGTAACTCGGAAGTCATATAAACCTCTATCTCTTCTAATTGCGTCCAAGATTGGGTTTATTGAATTTAAGAAATCTTGTCTAACTTGTTCATCGTTTTGATCAAATAATAACCTCACAGATACCGCAGAAATCAGTTTACGTGCTTGTAATAATAATCGTCTAACGTTTATTCTATCAAGTGCTGATTCACGTACCTGTAAAGTTTTATTACCCCATATAACCGTACCAACATCCGCGAAGGTAGCTATTGGGTTAATTCTACCCGTATATAACACGTCTCTATCTTCTTGTGTTAGTTTTTTACGAGCTTTTATTGAGTTAACAATACCTCTCGTGTAACCTGCCGCTGCAAACCACGGGAATGCTATGTTATCGGTCAAAGCTAGGTTTCTAGTAACTTCAGCTGTTGGTGGTATGTAAATTTGTGTATTATTTACCGTATCTCTTGTTAATACCCAAGGATAATAAGTTGCTGTGTAGTTTGAATCTAAACCAATTAATTCAAGATTGTCAACAGCTTCTTGTGGATAAATTAGACCGTCAGTTCCAGTAGTTGTTGGTAGGTATAAATTGTAATCCGGAGTTGTTGTGATGTACAACGAATCAGCCCTTTCATTTTCAATCATGTCAATAGCTTCCTCAACTAAATTACTGTTATTCACATAATCAATACCTGGTGTAACAAATACATTAATGTTAACCGATTCAGGATTTGAGAATGTTTTAATACCTAACAGGTAAGCGTAATAATCGGTATTAGCGAACTCCATAGTCCCATCACCGACAGAAATTTGTTTAAACGCTCCCCATCCAGACGCGTTAGGATATCTATCACTAGGACAAGCTCCATTTAGGAATCCAGATTTACCTAAAACAAACTCATCTTTATTTGTTCGGTATTCTCTGTAGATATCCCAACCATCAAAACCACCTTGTACTAGTAAAGTAAATTTACGAGCGTATAAACGATAGTATGGATTTGATGTATCAGCTGGTTCACCGTTAAATGAAGCGTCACCAACATAGAATCTATGGGTACCACTAGTTGAGAACCCATTAGAAATTGTAATTCCACTAGCGTTTTTATCCATATGGAATCCTTTACTTAAATAAGACCACTCGTTTCCATCAATATCACAAGACGAACTAGGATTTCTTTTACCTTTATATTCATAATAACTAGTATCATAACCAAAACTGTTTGAGATACCTAAGTATGTTCTTCTGACATTGTCACCAGATTCTGTGGTTGCGTCATCATTACCATTAGCAAAACCAAATGGTGGATTAAAGAAAACTTCACCCGGGAAGAAATATTTTGTTTTAATGATAGGGAATGGTGATTTAACACCGTCATACTGTCTGAATTTATACCCATCAAAACCACAAGGTAATGAATCACTAGGAGCGTCCTCATTAATTTCAACCATTACGTATTTAGAGTTTAACTCATATTCACCATCCAAAGTACCAACTTTTTTAGCTACGAAACTATTTTCATTTGGATTCATTGAACAGTTAGTAAACTTCTCAAGTACGACAGGGTTTGAATCCGTATCATAATAATCTCTAATTAAAATGTCAAAAGTTAAATTATTAAATGATATATTTGTAATCGATATCTTAACTTGTGTATTCGCAGCGTCACCATCAGAAATTGTGTAGAATTTAAATAAGTTGTACACTTTAGTACCACGTAATTCTGACACAACCCAAGGTGAATTTGCTGATTGATATCTATCCAAGTACCAACCAATAGAGTCTAATGTTTCACTCTGTGCTGAATCTAGAGAAATTAAATCAGAACTAATACCTCTAATATATCCCTTCCTAAATCCAAAATTTAATAACGATTGGAATCTTTCCTCCAAGAAAACAGGAACAACACCTTTAGGTTTACCAAAATTATCAGTACCAAACACTTTAGTCACATAATTTGAATCCGACACACTGAATGATGTTTCAAACGTAAAGTTAGTTCCATTATCATTTGTTACATTAACCGCAAACGGTAAGTATGGATTTTTGGTAGCTCCGGAATATATTCCTGACACATTTAAAGTTACATTATTAATGTTTGAAACTTCGTATGTTGGGTTCTCACTTGATGTGTATGTAGCTAAACCTCGAGATCTTAAAGTAGCGATTACTAAATCATCATATTCAGTGTATGAAGAACCTGTATATGTATAAATTACACCAATTAATGAACCCGTATAACATTCAACAATCAATGGAACTGGTGTAGCTGTTGGAACCGGTGTTGGTACAGGTGTAACACAAGGGTCTGGTGTAGGTGTAGGTGAGGGTGGTATAGGTAAAGTAGTTGTTGTGGTAACTGGAGTTACATTAGTTAACCCAGTGATGTATGAGAAAAACGAAAATCCTGAATACTCACCATTTCCAGTATTGTCAAATTGTGAATAGAACCAAGGATCGTTAAACGGTGAATTCAGATCATTATCATTTAATGAAACATTTGGAATTCCGTACACATTTGTTTCTGCTGTAAAAACTGGTGATAATATATTATAATCATCAGTATCAACGGAACCAAAATAACTAATTGTAGTGGACTCAGCTAATGTCTGATCGTTTGAATTAATTACATCATAAATTAAATCATTCAAATAATTATTTATTGATGAGGTAGACCCGTTGAATTGTTCAAAAGGTATGTTTAACTTCTCTAAGATTAAAGGATCAATTCCAGAAACATCGAAAGTTGCTTGTCCGGTTGAGTTTGTACAAGCTGTAAAATTAAATGTGTACCCAATTTTTTCATACTCATTACAAGCTGGTAAACAGTCGAAAATTACAGGGTCTACACAATATCTACCGATAGTGTCTGGATCAACATTAGCTTTAGTTACGATTGACCAAGATGGTCCAGCGTCATAACCGGATAAACCCAATACTCTTGTTACAAACAATTGATTTGATTGTTGTAAATAAGCTTTAGCTATATAAGCCGCTTCATATTTAGGAATTTGTGTGTTTATAAATTTTTCAGGTGTTGTACCCCCAAAGTAAGTTTGGAATTCGTCATAATTTCTAACGAATATTGGTTCAAAAGCTGGTCCTTTGATGGTCTCACCCACGATACCTAAAGTGGTAACTCCGACACTTTGAGCTACGAAACTCAAATCAACTTCAGACGTGTATACTCCAGGTGATACAAATACTTTACTGTTAGTAGCCATTTTCTATTAATTGTTTATTCTTTTATTTTAATAATAAATATTGACGTTTTTTGTAAAAACTTTACTTATTAAAAACTATTTATATATTGGTATGATTTTTTTCTACCTTTTTTCTACCATGGATAATACTAAGAAAATAAAGAACTTAAAGATATCACCAGAGGTACACTCTGTCCTTAAAAAATACTGTGATAAACGGGGTATTAAAATGTATAAGTTTTTGGAAAATCTTATACTGGATAAGTGTAAAGAAAAAAAAGATATTTATGGTGAAAACTGAAAAGTGAGAAACATAATGGGTATGGCTATATATATATAATAATTAATTATATATTATAATAATTCCTCATTAAATATTATTTCAGATATCTGGGTATTATCTAATTTAGTTACAATTATTCTAACAAGATCACCATTGTTTATTTGTATTTCGGTAATATCATTACCATAAAAATCATTATTTATAAAAATTTGGTAAGTATTAACATTCTTATCACTAACATAGTGTAGGTTAACTAAATAATCATACTCCCTCTCAATTACTAAGTTACCAACCGGATATGTAAATATGGATGTACCTGGAATTTGTGGTATTTCCTTTCTTGGTTTTTTTCTTTTAACCTTAGTGTCGGTTTCATACATTTGAAAAACTCTAGTTAAAGCTGGTTTAACCTCAAACTCATCTTCATCAATTAAAAATCCCATCAATGTGAAATTGTACTTTTGTATGTAAAATTTTCTTTTTTCCAAATCCATGACAGACTCATCAGATGTATCATCATTAATTATTGGTATATAGTGACCCTTAATTACTTGGTACGCTTGTCTGGACGCGAACTTCTCAATAATAATTTGATTAAATTTATTTAATTCCCTCATTCTATTACATACAATAGCTACGGTATATTTAATATCCACAGGTACTGGTTGTGGTATTTTATATATGTCCATCCCATGTCTTTGTCCATCCCATGTTGGGACCTGTGCGTAATAATACATTCGTCTATTTGGTATGTTATATAGTGTAGCTGGATTTGTACCAAACTTAACCTCTGGTGTTCTAATTACCGTTATAAATGGGGGTTCAATATTCTTGTCAATATTTTGGAAATCCCAAGACTCGGTAAACTGTGACCAGTTTTGTGTCGTTAACAGGATATCAACCATAGGTACCACACTACCCCCAACAACACATCTCAATTCATCTCGAACAAAATCTAAAAATCCACGATCTAAATCAGCGTGTAGTAGACTTTTTGGTAAGTAAGTACCATCCCTAGATATCATGTCGGCTATCTCATGTCGTCTAGGTAATAAAGTCTTCTTCTCAATAAGATCAATATCTTTCTTTATCTTTTTAGGTAAACCCATATTATAATCCTCTGAATTCATTTGGTCCAACCGGTGAACCAATTATTGTCCTATAGAACGGTTTATAACCTCTATAGTTGTGTTTTGTGTCTGACACAACACGACCATCATTTACCACGGTGTAGTATCTAACAAAAGTTTCACTCTCGTAGTACCCAATGTAGTCTCCAAAAGTAATGTCTATCTCCAAATCTTCTAATGTTTTTTGGTATACCGAAACCGTTATATTTCCAGGCTCCATTTGGTCTAACTTGGTTGACCCTAGTAATTTATTTTCAGGAGCTGCTATACCAACATAAGCGTTAAATTCAATGGGAGGTAAAAATTTGACACCGTCAGATACCGTTTCACCATACACGTCATCAGTTTTTGTTTTATTTCTATCAACCCTATAAAGTATACAAGTAAAGTTCATATCACCAACTAACCACTCCTCACCCATAGATATTTCAAGGTTATAATCACTATCACCAAAAAATTTTCCTAGTCTTGTTATTGGAATTTTATTCGACATTGTCAACTTTTTATTGATAAATATTAAAATTTTTGTTATTTTTAAAATAAAAGGTATTTTGGATATCAGTCAACAACTTATAGAACATAAATCATTGGACCTACTCGATACGTATTCTGGGTCCAATAACTATATATTGTTTTTGAAAAACAAAAAAGAAACAAATAAAAAATTCTACCCGACTAGAACCCAAGCTGAATATATTGTTAATTATTTTAATACAATACCAAAGATAGCTAGAAAATGGGTTGATCTGGATTCGTACTTCGCTAAAAAATTTTCAGATGAAAGATACCTACTTAAGGTTCCTGAAAAAGTTTATGTTGAGAAACTTCTTGTTGAGAAAGAAAAATCTTACCACATTTGGGCTAAATTTTTTGATGAAGACCAATTAAGTGAATTTTGGGTTCCTAGGTCATCACTAATTAAATCCCAATCAACTAAAGACGTATCAATTGATTACACTAAATATTCACACAGACCACCACTGACCCACCAAAAAGAAGCTATCGAAAAATTAGTAGGTTCTAGAAGATATATTTTGGCTGACGACATGGGACTCGGTAAAACAACCTCAACAATTATTGCCGCACTTGAGTCTGGACCAAAAAAAATATTAATAATTTGTCCAGCTTCTTTAAAAATAAATTGGCAAAGGGAAATCGAAAATTATTCAGATCGTAGTGTCTATATCTGTGAAGGTAAAAAATTTTCAACAGAACATGACTTTGTGATTGTTAACTATGATATTATAAAAAATTTTCACGACCCAAAGAATCGAGATGAGTCATTAATTATACAGTCAAATTTTGATTTGGTCATTTTAGACGAAGCTCACATGGTATCCAACTCACAAGCACAAAGGACTAAAGTAATTAATAATTTTGTTAAAGGTATTAAATACGTTTGGTTGTTAACCGGAACACCAATGACATCTAGACCCATGAACTATTATAATTTATTATCCATAATTGAAAGTCCTGTAGCTCAAAACTGGATGGCTTACGCTATAAGGTATTGTCAAGGTTACCAATTCAGAGCTGGTAATAGAAAAGTTTGGAATGTTTCCGGAGCTTCAAACCTGGAGGAATTACGGGATAGAACATCAAAACAAATTCTACGTAGATTAAAAGAAGATGTACTAGACTTACCTGAAAAAATAATATCACCAATATACTTAAGATTGAAATCTAAAGAATACGAAGAAGTTATGGGTGAGTACTACGAATGGTACGATAAAAACCCTGATGAATCATCATCACTGACTGTACAATTCTCTAAGTTAATGAAGGTTAGAAAAATTATAGCCAATGAAAAGGTTAACCAAACAATTGAGATTGCTGAGAATATTATCGACCAAGGTAAAAAAGTAATCATTTTTACAAACTTTACAGACACACTACAAATAATACATAACCATTTTAAAAAAGAATCTGTTTATCTGGACGGAAGTTGTTCAAAACAACAAAGACAATACGCTGTAGATCAGTTCCAAGAAAATGAAAAAATAAAAGTATTTGTCGGAAATTTAAAAGCTGCTGGTGTCGGTTTAACACTAACATCCGCTGAGGTTGTTATAATGAATGATTTATCATTTGTTCCTGCCGAACATTCACAAGCTGAAGACAGAGCTTACAGATATGGTCAAAAAAATAATGTATTAGTTTATTACCCCCTATTTGATAACACAATAGAAGGTATAATATATGATATCTTAAACAATAAGAAACAAGTTATCAGAACGGTTATGGGTGATGGTGATATTGAACAAACCAGTGGTGATATGGTTGAGGAAATTTTAAATCTAATAAATAAACGTAGGTAATAATCTTTTATTTTTGGTAATATTTATCAATAATGAAAGTTAATGTAAAACATATTAAATGTGATATGTCCTCGGAAGACAGAAAATTAACCGATGACTTTATTAAATACCTACAGAAAAAAATTCCAATAAAAAGAGAAATTAATATAAATTTTGTTGGTGAACGAATTGGTAGTATGTCAACTGGTGGTCACCACCCAGAACGAGGTATAAAAGTTTTAACTAAAAATAGATTAAACCGTGACGTATTAAGAACACTAGCTCACGAATGGGTTCACGAATACCAAAGAGATGTTTTAGGTCGTGAACGTGGTGAGGACATTGGTGGTCAGAATGAAGATGAAGCGAACGCGTATGCTGGTCGACTAGTTAAAATGTTTGAACGTGATCACCCCCAGTATGAAAACTTAGTTTATGAAAGTTTATCTGGGATAGAAAAAAAATTAACATTAATCAGTGAACAATTAATAATTCAGGAAAAAACAAATTTAAGGTCTGAATTATTAATCGAAATGAAAAAAATCGGAATAGAAAAATTACCATACTCATATTCATCCATGAGTCAATTTGTGGACCCAAAAACTATGGACATCCATTATAACAAACATTATAAAGGGTATGTTAAAAAATTAAACGACGCGTTATCTAAAAAAAATATTAAAGGTGATCTTGAATTGGAAAGTATTCTCAAAACTATTAGTAAGTATAATGATGTGATTCGAAATAACGCTGGGGGTGCTTTTAACCACGCGTTATTCTGGAAAATGTTATCACCAAAAAAACAAGTACCTAAAGGTGAGGTTTATGAAAAAATTACCAAACAATACGGAAATATTAAAAAAATGAAAGATGAATTCGAATCGGTAGCTAAAGATAGATTTGGGTCCGGGTGGGTTTGGTTGGTTCTAACTAAAACAAATAAATTAAAAATTGTATCAACACCTAATCAGGATAATCCACTAATGAACACCATTAAAGACGGGGGGTACCCACTTTTGGGTTTAGATTTATGGGAGCACGCTTATTATTTAAAATATCAAAACAAACGTGATGAATATATTAAAAAGTTTTGGAATCATGTTAATTGGGAATTTGTTAATGAGTTATATCTTCTTAGAACAAAACAATAAGATATTTATATAAAAAAATTACCATGGCAATAATTCAAGAACCTGAAAGAAGTAAGTTATACACCCAAATAAGACATTTACTTGGTGCTCCACAAAGAAGTGTAGAATTAGAGGACGAACAAATGGACACCTTATTGGAGTTCTCAATTGATGAATACTCACAATACATCCAAGACTGGTTAATTGAATCCCAATGGGCAAATTTATATAATCTAAACATGGATACACAATCCTTAACGAGAGCATTTACAACCAGAAGTTTGGATTATGAAACTAGGTATACATACGCTTATTCAAAAATTGTTGGACTACAAACCGGAGGTGACTATGTTTTGAAAAAAGATTATATTCAATTAGTACCAAATCAACAAATATACGAGATACCAGCTAATAGAGAGTTAAATGAATTATTATGGTTTACCCCAGCTGAGTTAAATAATACAATGTTCGATCCTTGGTCTTTTGGAGCTTTGGGTGTTGGTGGAGGACTCGGTGGTGGTGGAGGACTAGCACAGATGGGAAATATGGGTGGTAGTTATTTTATGATGCCAGTATTTGATATGTTATTACGAATGCAGGAAATTAATATTCAAAGAAGAATAATTGTTGGTGATTTAACATATCGAGTTACAGCACTACCTGATGGTAAAAAAGCTATTCACTTAATGAATACACCAGGTGGAAAATTTGATTTCGGAAACTCAACATTAACAAGAGGTAAAGTTTGGTATTGGTATTATGATGTTGGTCCGGAAGATAGGGATAAATGTTTAAAATTAAATCCAGACATTATCACAATGCCGTCAGATGTACCGTTTGATAAGATGAGTTGGGTTGACTTAAATAATCCATCACAGATTTGGGTTAGAAGATGGTTCATAGCTTACTGTAAGGAAACTTTATCTAGAGTACGTGGTAAATTCAGTGGAAATCTAAAAACCCCAGATGGTGATTTAACAATGGATTACACTTCATTAGCAACCGAAGCTAAAGATGAAAAAACAAAATTAATTGAGGAATTAATAGGTGCTGAAGGTAGACTAACAAGACTTAAACCTGAAAAGGTAATGGAACGTGAAGCGTTAATCGCTGAGAATCTAAATAAGTCTTTAAAGTTTAGAGCAATGCCAAATCAAATTTATGTCATTTAAAATTACAAACATATCACCAAGAAAGACAGTGATGAAGGGTCCACAAACAATTAGTATTCCGGTAAATAAAAAACCAACTAGTAAGGTGGTAAATATACCGGACTATAAAGTCTCAAACGAGACACTATTAATTGTTAGGGGTATCGAAGAATCAACAATAACATTAAATTCTGTGGATAATCATATGATTATTGTTAAATCACTAACAACAGTTTTGGTTAAACCAGACATTGGTAAAATTGATGAGGAGTGGGACGAACTAATGATGGAAAAAGGTTCGTGTGTACAATTATTTTTTGTGGATAATAATTGGTACATACTTTCTTCAGACGGACTGAAGATTGACTAATTCATCCTCATCTACATACTTTAACATAAGTGGGTCAGCGTTTTTATACATGTGATAAGGACTAACCCCCACTTTTTCCCAAAATAATTTCTCATCATTTGTTATTTCCATAACATCTCGATATAAATCATCCTGATCTTTCTCCTCAAAGGGTTGTCCGTTTATTAGTCGTGATTGTTCTTTAGTGAAAAATGATCTATCTTCCGGATTTGATACCAATATAGAATCTCTAATTTCTTTATCGAAAACCACTAACAAAGGTTCTACCCGTTTGTTAAATGTTGATACCGCTCTAGGTATGTTGTATTCACCTAACATTCCAGGATTATTCTCTAAATCTGACGGATCAATTCTATAACAATTAAGTTGTATGACAGAATCTGAATTAGCCGCTCTATACGCTACGTCTGTTGGTACACCGTTATTCGCTTCCTTATACTTAGAGTCACTACGTACCCAGTTATCATCCGACCAAGATTTTTCCCAACCGTTGTTTAATAGGAATTGTTCTTTATTTTTATAATCTGATCTTTCACCTTGTGAAAAGAACAATCTCACCTGTTCTTCACTCCACCCCTTCTTTGGTTTGTTAACTTTCTGAACATCACCTTGTGAAACTTTTGTTCCATTATTAACATAGTAAATGACATCTCCCAGACTAACATTTAAATCATCCTTAATTACAAGTTCCATGTGAGCTTGTCTAGATATTAAACTACCAGCTTTTGTTTTTTGTGTACTACGTATTTTATAGTCTTTTACAGTTTGTTTTATTCTACCTTTGTTAGCTATTTCAGATAGTGGAATTTTTTGATCACAAATTTTTTGTAAATACTCGTAGTACCACTCAATAAATTCCTGACCTTTACCATCTAGTAATAATTTAATACCTTTATCTAGAAATATCTCAATGTATTTTGGCATCTTCTTTGACTTAATACTATTACCGGTTAGTTTTATTTTACCTTTAGCTGTTATAAGTGCGTAGTTCTTTCTAGCTAAATTAATACACGCTGGCCATTGACCATCAGTATCTAACGCCATTTCACCTCTCATTGACAGGTCATTAAATTCCATTACATCAGCTTCCTCACCAACATATTCCTTACCCTCAACAACTTTCCAGTTTAAACCCTTACCAATATATCTTCTAGATTCAGTTCCGTCAGGTACTGAAAAGTTAATACCATCGGTGTCCATAACTAATGGTACATATCCACGATCCATGAAAAAATTTATCATCATACGAAGATATTGTCTACCAGTACAGGTAATCATTTCACCCTTATCAATATCAGCCCAGTGAAATACTTGAGGAGCTGATAACGCGCCAAACATGGAGTTAATGAATATTTTAACCGGTAATTGTTTTCGGTCAAATGATAATGATTTTTTCTTATCTATTGTGGAATACTCTTCAGCTAAATTCTTATACATAATACGAGAATTTCTAAAGTATGATAATAAACCTTTCATAACCCCAGTAACATCACATTCTGGGAACACGTCATGAACCAATTGAATTGATGGGTATAGTGATGAGTAGTCAAGTTTTAATACATTTCTAGAATACCCAGTTTTTATTAATCTAGATAATCCACCAACAAAGTCACGTTTTTCTTGTTTACCTGGAACAGCTAACCCATGTTTATATGACCAAGCTAACATTAAGATTTTCCAAAGAGTAGCTGTACCCATGGTTGACACCCTCTCATACGTTGTTGGTAATAGCGACGCTAGAAGAAATGAACCTTGATTATATTCATCATCCACCAATAACGTCTCTTCTAAGTCATCGTCAAGATATCTCTCAACAATATCATCACCAGTTGTTTTTATATATGTGTCAGTTCTTCTTTCACAAACCTCATCTATGTTAGAATCAACACCAACTTTTTTATAGTTACCATTTTTAATGTTTAACCAATATTCTTCTTTATCTCTATACATAGGACCAATTCTGGTGTGATCGATATAAATTCGATCTTCAGCTTCAGCGTCAATAAACTTTGTAATATACTTAAGACCAGCTTCCTTAATGTTTGAGTTTATCGCTTGAGCTCTACGAACCGAGTGTAAAATATCAATTACGTTATAACCCCATATTTGAGTTTGGGGGAATTTCTCAACCTCATTAGCTAATTTCAATAAGGAGTCTTTTTGTGATATAGATTTTTCTGGTGATAATGACTTACATATTCGTTTAATGTCCAAGTTTAACATCTTACACCTCTCAAAGATCCAATTCCAGTCGAAGTTAAATGAGTTATATCCAGCTACTATTGATGGTTTAATTTCATCTATAATTCTGAAAAATTCTGTTATACCCCTACGTTCCTCATCTTCATCGGAACACTCAATTACCTTTTTATAACCCTTGTTAGTTTTAATCCCAATCATGAATATACGACCATCCTTTGGTTCCAAAGCGGTCGTCTCCAAGTCGAATACAAGTCTAGTAATATCATTATACTCCTCAAACCCTTTAAATAATCTTTTTTCTTTTGAGATTAAATATTGTTCTACCGGATTTAATATTAAAATTTTATTTTTTGATTTTTCACCCCATGGATCCAGTCCACCATCCCTAAAAAACTGAACTAATGACCTGTACCCTTTTAAAGATTTAACCATAAATGTAAGACCGGATTCAAGTCTTTCATTTCCATCGGTACGCAATTTTTCAATCATTATACCGTATTTAGACATAGCTTCTTTTTGTTGGTCCTTGGATGATTTGTAAAAGTTCATACCCCTTAAATCCCCAACCCAAGCAAAAGCTATCAGTGAATCTCTTTGTACCAACTTACCTTTACCCGGTACTTCTTTAATTTTATAAATGTGATCTGATTTGTGATCAAACTCAACGGAAACAATATATTCTTCCGGATCATTCCCTTCTAGGAAATTTTTAATTTCTTCTTGTGATATCATATGTTAAAATTTGGTGTATTAGCTATCGTAACTTTTACGATATTTACCTTGACCACAAAGATATAATAAAAAAATAATTAAATCAAATTAAATCCAAGACATTTCTACACCAACCACATGGGCTGTCCAACGTATGTTAGCTCCTAACTGACCAGTAACAAATACTTCTAACTCATCTATAACGTTGTTAGCAGTAATCGAGACATTCCAAGAAGTGTTGTTTTCCATATCAGTACCTATAGTTGAAACAGTACCAATTAATTGAGTGTTTCCACCAATATTTTTAACAGCTACTTTTCTAATGTAGTGAGCTGAACACCCAATACCACATGAAGGCAACGCGTTTTCTTGTACCGCTGAAATTGACACGGTCAAAAACATTGACTTATTTAGAGGTACTGACAATCCAAAAGTATTACCAACACCATCTAAATAAAGTTTAGTCGGTGTAGCGTTTGAAGTTAAATTGGACATTAAAAACTCAACCTTTTGATTGTCACCGGGTGATGAAAATGTATTGACAGACCAACTATGTTGACCGTATCTGGTTGTTGAAGCTCCACAACCATAGGCTATATTATAATTTGATTGTGTTGTATTTCTTAACCCACCGATAACTATCGAACAATTACCCAAGGATGTATTTCGACAACCTCCACCAATAAATCCGTGTGATGATGTTGATGTATTTTGAATTCCACCAACAACCGCTGAACGACAACCCAAAGATGTATTACCGTTACCACCACCAACTATTGAGAAAGCTCCACTACTAACATTATTAGATCCACCAAGAACCGAACTACCGTTGTTCGATGACGTGTTGTTTGACCCCCCAACAAGAGTTGAACAAAGAGCTGTTGACTTATTTAGGTAACCACCGACAACAATCGAGTCATCACCAAAAGTGGTATTTTGACAACCACCCCCAATAAAACTACAAGAACCGTATGATGTGTTACCACACCCACCAGCTATTACGGATTGACCACCTAAAGATATGTTAAACGAACCACCACCGATTGTGGACCCTAATCCAGTATTCCATACTGTATTTTTACATCCACCACCAATTACGGAACAAAAAGAATATGATGTATTTTGGAATCCTCCGGATATATTATTATGTATCCCATCACTAATATTACAAGACCCACCAGCTATAACTGAAAGTGAGTTAGTACGTATTATTTTATTTTTAAATCCACCACCAATTACCGAACAATCATTTGGTCCCCATATTGTGTTACAAAATCCACCATTAATATTTCCATAATTTGATAGGACTGTATTTTCGGATCCACCACCAATTGTTGTTAAATCAGAACTTAGTACCACAACATTTGAAGCACCACCTAAAATACTACCATATGTACCATCTGAAGTGTTGTATTGTCCACCAATTATTACCGAATTAGATCCGTTGTTAGTTATTGTGTTAAACTCACCACCACCGATTATCCCAGTGGTTTCAGTTGTATTTAAATTACCACCACCAATTATTGATGAAATACCAATAGCTGTGTTATTAGAACCACCATTAATAACTGAACATCTACCGTTTGAAAAATTGGATATACCACCATTAATAACTGAATAACATCTTGACGCTGTGTTACAATAACCACCACTAATGGTTGTTGAGCAACCTTCAGAAGTGTTATAGTATCCACCACTAACATTACTGTGTGACGTGTTAGATGTATTACCTTCCCCACCAAGTACAGATGAGTAATCACCAAAAGAATCTGAACTTACATTTATCCTTTGGATTGATTCTATACCGGTACCTATTTCATGTAAAATATTAATACCAGTTATTGTAGCTGTAGTTGTTTGTGTGTCAAGGTCTAATGTACCAGTTGTTATATCATAAGTACCACCCGTCACATAATGATCAGTATAACCGGTTACAAATCCAGTCACAATAAACGTACCTCCAGTATTATTTGTAAATTGTACGTCACCAGTATTTAAATCATAAGTTCCACCAGTAACAAATGTATCACCAATTAACGGTAATAAACTTACGGTATCACTAAACCCATCGTTTCTAGTTATCGTCAAATCCATAGATGGGGTTTGGAAGGTCATTCCCGTGAAATATAAATCAGTAAATCCCGGGATAACAACTGTAGTACCGTCATTATTTGTTAGGGTTAATTCTTCAGTTATGTCATTATAAGACCCACCAACAACATACTGGTATCCAGTTATATTTATTGTACCCCCAGTAGAATTATCTAATTGTAATAATCCCGATGATGGGAAATACGTTCCACTCACAATATCGCCACCAGATGTTACCCCACTTAAAACGTAAGGTAAAAACTGACTTAATGGTGTGTGTTTTGTTGTACCACTCGGCACATCATAGTTTACTATAGCTATTAAATCACTAGTTGTATAACCAGTATTCCCAACGTAAGGTAATTGTGATATTCTTTTATCTGCCATTTTTAATTTGTTATGTTTGTTATGTTTAATACATCAGACCCATCATAGTATGATAGTCTTGAGGATAGTGATGAATTTTTAAATAAAGTACAATTATAATCCCCATAAACATGTGTATCACTACTAAAATCAGTCGAAAAAATTGAGACCCTAACATCATTTAATTGGAAAAAATCAAAAACTGTGTTTGAATAAAATCCATCAACAACCACGTTATTATAAAAGTATTCACCAATTGTATTATTATAAAAATAATTACCGATTGTATTTCCTGTTAACATCATGTTCTTTTTTTATATAAATATTGATTATTATTAAAAATTAATCGTTTGAGTAGACGTTAATGTTGGTGTTGGTGTATTTGTTGGTGTAGGTGTTGGTGATAACGGAAACGATTCGTTAATTGTCCATTGTAAATTTAACGGGATTGTTGATACAAATTCAAAACTATCAATCCTTGATAATCTAGTATATTCATCATCTATTACTATTGTCAATGAATTAAATATACTTTTTTCACTTATTGTTATACCGGTTGTTATTGTTATCGGATCACCATATAGAACACCCAATATATGAGTGAAATTTAATGTGGTGTCTTGATAAACCGGTTTATTTGAAAATAGGTTATACGTTATGTTTATTGATCCGGGTAATATTGTAACTACCAAATTTAATTCTGGTGGTGTTTCTGGGTTTATAAAACAAAATTGAGTTGTTGTAGTTGTTATCACCGGGTTTGACGGTACACAACAAGGAAACTCACTAACATAACAACTCTCATATGGTAAATCATCTGAAATAAAACTATCTTGTACTGTGATGTATAATTTTTCCCTAATTGGTAATATTAAATTACCCTCACTGGTTTTAAATAAAAACTGACCTTCATACCTACCAACACGATTTGTGTCTTTATTTGAAAATTGATAATATACATAATATTCTGGTTCAGCGTTTGGATCCAACATTACTTTGTTAACAAAACCAGCTGGTCTAGTGACTAACTTAGGTATGCCAGTTTCAATGTCCACCATAGAAAAAAATATGGACGACTCCTCAATAAGATCCATCATCTTATTGTAATCACTACGTCCATCTTTGACTACTTGTAATTTTAAAACCGGTAGTGTGGCATTTTTTTTAATGAAAAACTCCATTCAATGTTTTTAATATAAATATATTAATTAACATTCTTTTCTTAAATTACCATCATAAAATTCAAATCGGTTGTGTTCGGTTGGTGTCATTAAAAGTAGACCCGGATTTACCCAACCCTTAATTGTCTCTTGGAAACAATGTGACATTAACGTCTGTTCGTATGGGTGTTGAAATTTGGTTTCAATATAACATTTAAAATTCCCTGATTTTGACATAAGAATAGGCCAATTGGATAAATATATTTCACCAGAAACATATGGTACCCCATCAAAAGATTTTATATGTTTAAATTCTAAATTTGGTGAGTTTGGGTCCAACCCTCTAATTGGTAAGGTTTTGTTGTTTGGCCAATGTGACTCTCTAAAATTTTGTGGTACATTATACCATGACCATTGTTTATCGTGACTACCAAAAAATTCAGTAAAATTTAATTTTAAAAAATCAAAATCCTCATTTTTTAATATTGATAACGTTTTATTAAATAAATTTTTTGTTTTTCTGTTGAACCCATTTTTACATACTTGATCTGGACCGTTATAGAAAAACATATCGTCCTCAAAAAAATAGTAAAAAGACAAATCTTCCTGATCATTAAAATGTTCAGCAATAAATTGTCTACCACCAGTAATTCCAATATTGTCTTTTTTTATATGCTCAAACCCATACATATTACATAATCGGACATATTCATCTGTTGTTGACAAATCTGTTGAGTTATTAAGTAGGAATTTTTTTGTTTTTGTGATAAAATCTGAGTCATATTCTAAAATTGATTCTATTAAAGTTTCAAATTGTTTGGTGGAATTAAAAGTTATTACATACAACCCAACAGATCCGGTGTCATTTATGTAATTTCTAACTAATCTTTTACTCTTGTTTTTAACATTTAAACTATTGTTCTTACAATCCTCAAAAAATTTATATAACAAACCATCCCCCCCTATTTCATAATAATTTATTATGTTTGGGTTTTGGTGAAGTAGTATTGTAAATAAACTTTCTTCTGTACCCATGTAACCGTTATTTAATGTGCCCATGAGTAAATTATAATATAAAGTATTTAAATCTGTGATTAAATTTTTATCACCACCAAAAAATCCACCCCTAGCTACAATTTTTGTTTTTTCACCCGATAATTCAGACATTTTATCATAGTTAAAACCATGAACTTCGGTATTAGCTTCATATGGAAAACAAACAAAGTTAAATTTATTTAATTCTCGGTTAATTTTTTCAAGTACAAGATCTTTTGTGAAATATCCAGGGTGTACTGTGTTTGTAATCCCAGCGTCAATCCAAAATAATTTATCTGAATTAAACCTATCTAAAATTTTAGCGTCATGTAATATAAACATTTTTGACATTACTAATGGATTGTACATCTCTAGTTTTGATTGTGTAGAATCTGATAACCACCCAACCTGGTTGTACCAATCTGGATTAGTTCTTATTTTTTGTATTTTATCATGAAATTCGTTAGTTTTAAACCAATCAATTTTACGTACAATAAACTGTGTATTTTCTTGTGACCTATGTTTAAAAACAAAGTCCATCAAATCTTTATCCCCAAATATTATCATATTACAGTCAACAGATAATAGTTCTTTAAATTTTAATAAATAATGATCAAAAGATCTTGACCATCCTTCAGTCATATTTCCACGACCAATGTCCCATAACCCAGTTACTAATGTTGTGTTCATTATTCGAATAAATTATAAAAATATTTTATATCACTATCAACGTGATCTTCTCTACGATACCAATCATCAAAAGCCAATAATTCAAAATCATTTGTTTTTTCATAATATAAACAGGACAATATTTGTTCTTCCATATAAAGTAATGGTTCATTATTTAAAAGCTCAAGCAATAATGACTCAAAATTGTTTTTCAATTTGTCAAACATTTTTGGTTTACCACCAAAAAAACCACCAATAATATGATGATCTCTTTTAAATTCCCTATAATATTTTTCTGGTATTGTTTGTGACCAAAGAAATCTCCCGGAATTAGTCTTACCAACTAAAATAAATTTTTCTTCAGATAAAGTATTCAATTTCATTAAAAAATCTTGATTAAAACATGTAAACAAAAAATGTCTATCAAACCCTGACCCATAAGCTAAATTTTCTGGGAATAAACCACCGTGTGATAATCCAGCGTCAAACCAATATATTCTATCATACAATTCTTTATTTTCTAACATATCATACCAAAAAAATTTATTGTATTGAACTTCAAAACACCGGTCAATTGTTTTCATCTTGTCCAAATCTTTTAAATTTCTTATTTGGTTAAAATATTTTGTATTTTGTAAATCAAAAACAACAAACTCTAATTTTTCTTTAGACACACCCCAGGTCCCATAAAAATGTGATTTTAAATCATCCAATTCCTCAATTGGGACAAAACAAATAAATTTATCAGCGTTTACATTTAAAATGTTTTTTAGTGATAATCTATAATGGTAATGTCTAGAAGGCCTACCACCAAATTCAGTTCCCCATAAATTTGAATATATTGATGTATATATTAAAGTTTTCATTATAATCCCAATATTTTTAATGTATTAATAACCCTATTTGGGGAGGTAAGGTTTTCCTCATAGTATTTTCTAGCGTTATTTGCGATGAACGTTAAAAACTCTAAATCATCTTTAACTTGATTAAATCTTTGTTCTAATTGATACGAATGTCTTTCATCACCCAATCTATCAGTGTGTATTTCATTATGTTTTGGTATGGTTTTATCGTAATCAACAGAGATATAGTGATAGTTTGGAATTAACGGTTCATACAAATCGGTCTGGTATTCGAATCTAATTATTGGAACACCAATTGCCATACATTCTATGTCACGATAACAAAGTTCACCAACACCAGCTATTGATAAAGCTACTTTATATTTTATTAAATTTGTAAAATATTTGTCTTGATCCCCCATGTAGTTTGGCCCATCAAATATTGATTTATTAAAATATTTCAAAATAGGACGTTCAGAGGTCACACCCCAAAAACACATCTTATCAATAAACGATGTTATTTTTTTACGTTCAAAATAATACTCATCTAAATTTTTTATTGGTGATGGAAAATAAATCCACGGTGAATACTTATCATAATTTTCTTTGGCATGATGTTTTACCTCATAATCTATAAATTGTGATATCAAAACCTTTTTTAATTTTGGGTTGTCTTTTTCATACAACATACATTGACTCATTATATCAGCAACAGACAATACATAAAAATCACCGCTATCTAAATTTTCAATAACGTATTCACATTCCATTAAATTTAGCCCAACATCACCAATCATTGAATCAAATTTAACATTAAATCTATCTTTATGAGCGTCCTCAAAGTTTCGATTTTCGATTACCTCATATTTTTTATTTAACTCAATTGTTAATTCGTCCCAAAATAAATTATAGTTTCGATAATATTTTGTAAATTGATTACAAGGGTTATGTATTTTTAATCTCATAAATTTCCAGTTAATCTATCGCACCATCCTTTTGATTTTGAGTATGGCCAAACAACCCAATATTTGGGTTTTTCATTTGTGTTAAATTGTCTCCAAAGTTTACAATACCCATCTTTATCCATCATCATTGTTTTGATTTCATCTGGACTAGCGTCTTGTCTAAATAAGGTTTCATCTTTTTCATTGTGAAAAGCCACAACCCAAAAATCATAATCATCTTCTGGGACACTATTAAACGAAATATCGATACAGTGTTTAAATATGGTTGAAAAACTTTCCATCCATTCTTCTTCTGTCTCATAGTCATGTGGATTTGGTGGGTATTTTTTATCAATAGTATATTGTTGTACCGCTCTTTTAGAAAATAAAACACCAGAATATTTTTCATAGTCCCTTACTGTCCTTTCAGTACCAAACCCATACTTACCTAGATCACCATCAAACGTCTCACCATCAACACCCAATATTTGTCTATTCTTTTTGTGGGAAGATTCATTCTTCAAATACCATGATTTATCATCATCCCATTGTTTTGTTCTACCTTTTCTAGTGTATTCGTGCCAAATAATAACTTTGTGTGGATGAAATAAATCATACCCGTGAGTGTAAGCTCTAACAGCGATAGATATTTCCTCACCGTGAAAATAATACTCAGGGTCATGTTGTACCTCAACACTAAATTGACCAAGTGTGAAACAAAAGTGTGCTGAATAAAATCTAGCGGTAATCGGTTCCGTTAAATCTTTCCAACCAGGAATTGTTTCGGGTAAGAAAAAAACAACACCTTCTGGTATGAATCTATCAAAAACCATTCTCCAAGGTTCATTTACCCTATTTCCAGGATCGTTTTCTGGGTCAAATGAAGACACATATCCCGTCAATAATGGTTTTTTATAACCTTTATTTTGTAAATCAAATATCATATTAATTAATTCCTCATCCCAGTTTTCCGAAAATCTCATATGTGAATCAATTTGTAAAGTATATTCTTCACCACCATATAGTTGTTGTACTTGATTTCTAGCCCAACAAACACCTTTAGATTCCTCATGTGGAATATTTAAAATTCTAAATCTTTCATCCTCATCATATAAAGAAAGATCGTCAAATTTATCTTCTGGGTGATATTGACGAGCAATCCCAAATATTAAATTTTCCGGGTATTTTGATTTATCAATAGCGTCTTTTATTGTGGGTACCAATTGTGGATCTCTGTAGGAAGCGATTTGAATGAATATTTTCATAACTTTTTTATTTAAAATATATTATGAAATGAAAAAAAATAAACTATACTTTTTAATCAAAGTAACAAACAAGACACCACCTCAAATCGTTCACAACCATTAGAATCAAGAATTTTTATTATAAGCGATTCAACAACATCTAATGGTGGTGAAACGTAAAATGTATATGGGGGTGAAATTGTAACCCCACTAGCAGATAAATAACAGTATGTATTTGTTATATCACAAACATATAAATCATATGGGGGTGTTCCGGTAGTACCCGAAACTGAAACTTGATAAGGCATTATTATTTTTTTAATATAAATACCAAATTAAATTATTTTCAAAATTTCATTATACACCAACAATGGGTTTGGGTGACACTCAAATGTTTCTTTTTTTTCAAGACAATTGACTAATGATGGAATACCTTGTATTGACCCCCATTCACGAACACCATACTTCATATCTGAAGCACAGTGTAACCCACAACCACCACTAATATAATGATATTTATATTCTTGGGACCCACGTCTATATGGTGATCTAAATTCCGGATTTATCGAACTACCTAGTTGTATTATCTCCACATCTGTTGTTCCAGCTAAATGTAATAAACCCGAGTCCATTGTTACAAAACAAGAACTATTTTTTATCAAACCCCAAGTTTCATCTAAAGATGTTTTATTCATTAAATTAAGACCAAGTTTTATTGGGAAATTAAATATTGGTTTATCAACATTTGACCCCCCAAGTTCAGAAGAATCTTTACCAACTGAAATAACATGTATTCCACTATCATTTAATAATTCTACTAAAATTTTCCAGTTTTTAACGGACCAAGTCCTTGAATTCCAATTTTGTACAGGATGTATTAAAACATATTTTTTAGGTAAGTCCGGTATTTGACAAAATGTGTCAGGAATAAAATCTAATTCCATTTCATTTTTTGTTAACATAAATCCAAGATTAATAGCGTGAAATTGTCTAATATCCATTACATTATGTTTATAACAAACACCATTGTCTTTATATGAAATATCAAATGTGGAAAATATTTCGTATTCATTTTTTATTTGGTCATACGTACTTGGACTGTACTGAAAATTTTTATCTATGTATGGTAGATTTTTAAATATTTCAAAATGGTGTGATATTACCGATATTTTTTTATTATATATTTGACTTATTTTTCTAATTACTGGTGTTGAACATAGTGTGTCACCTAAAGCTCTACATCCCGTAATATCAATACAAATTTCTTTCATTATTTATAATGATAAGTTTTTTTAAAAAAAATAAAATATTAGAAAGGTGTTAAAGAACTAAATGTTGTGTCACTACTATCCGAATTTATTTTATGAATACTTTAATTTACAAATTAAAAACTTATTTTTACCTTATGGAAAAGATTAAGATTTGTTATATAACCCCCCATCTTTCCACTGGGGGTATGCCACAATTTGTATTAAAAAGAATTGAGTCATTACAAAAATTTAAAGATAAGATTGACATCTACTTAATAGAATATTCACAATTTAGTGATACCTACATCGTCCAACGAAATAAAATAATAGATCTTTTAGACTTGGGTCATTTTTTTACTTTAGGTGGGACAACTGAAATTAAAAGAAAAAAAGAATTAATTAAAATAATTAAAGATCTTAATATTGACATTGTTCATTTTGAAGAAATACCGGAAGCGTTTGAAAGTTTTAATAAAATGTCTTTAGATTTATTAAATGAGTTCTATGATAATTCCAGAACTTGGAAAATTGTTGAAACTTGTCATAATGTTTGGTTTAACCCCACAAATAAAAAATTTCACCCTGACGCGTATTCTTTTGTAACCAAATACCATTACAATACATTCATTACCGAAGAAGTTTATAAAGAACATCATTTATATCCATATGAGGATAAGGTAAAACCAATTTTAAATGATTTGAATATATTTTATGATGATCATAAAATTCCAATTATACAAAAAATAACAGAAAGAGAATCTTTGGGTTTAGATTTATTTAAAACACACATCCTAAATGTTGGGTTATGGACTGAAGGTAAAAATCAAAAGGAGGGTATTGAGGTCGCTAGAATTTTAGAAAAAACAAATCCAGATATACATTTTCATTTTATTGGGAATCAAGCTCCAAACTTTGAATCTTACTGGAAACCAATTATGGATGATTTACCGAACAATGTTACTGTTTGGGGTGAAAGGAGTGATGTTGATTCTTTTATGAAAGCTTGTGACGTGTTGATGTTTAACTCAACATGGGAGTGTAATCCACTAGTTGTAAGAGAGTCAATTAATTATGGTTTGAAAATATTAACAAGAAACCTACCACAATACGTGGGGATGTTTGACAATTACATAACCCCAATTAAAAACAATACACCAGAAGATATTTCAAAACAACTTATAGATCTAATTGAGTCAAATAGTTGTTATAAAATTGAGGAAAAAAATTATTTTGGTGATGAATTATACTCATTTTATAATAAAGTTTTAGAATTACCATACAATAAAAATAATAAAATAAAAAATAATTATAACTTCACCCAACACTATGTTGTAAATCCATTTTTTGGAATTACAGGTGATAGTGATAATCAATTTAATATTAAGTTTTTTGATGACGAAAATAATTTAATTTATGATAATAATTTACCAATTAATAGTTGGGTAAAGTTAAATAGAGAGTATTACACCAATTGGAAAATCGAAGTAAAAGAAAATGAAAATACGGTTTACGAAAACACTCTAGATCTTAAAAATAAAAGAGTCTATATTTCATTTGGTTCAAAATCTCTTGGTGATACTTTAGCTTGGATACCATATTGTGATCTTTTTAGATTAAAACATGGTTGTGAATTAATAGTGTCAACATTTATGAATTATCTTTTTGTAGATCAGTATCCTGAAATTGAATTTGTTAAACCTGGAGAAATTGTAGAAAATTTACATGCACAATATAGACTTGGTTGGTTTTATAAAGATGACGGTGAATTAAATGAAAATAACCATAAATTTGATGTAAGAAATCAGCCATTACAAAAAACAGCAACAGATATTCTTGGATTAGAATATTTTGAACAAAGACCAAAATTAAATTTACCGGTAACCACAAAACAAAAAAAAGTTGGTATTGGTTTCCACTCAACCGCACAAGCTAAATACTGGAACAACCCCACCGGATGGCAAGAGGTCATAAATCATCTTGTTTCGTTAGGTTATGATTGTATTGTATACTCAAAGGAGGGTGATGGATATATGGGTAATAATTACCCAAATGGGATTAAGGTTTTTAAAGGTGGTAATTTACAGGAAGTAATAAATGATATGTCAACTTGTGAATTTTTTATAGGGTTAGGTTCCGGATTAAGTTGGTTAGCTTGGGCTTGTGAATTGCCGGTTGTTTTAATTTCAGGGTTTAGTGAAAAATGGGCCGAAACAAAATTAAACACATATAGAGTTATAAATGAAAATGTTTGTCACGGATGTTTTAATAAAGAAAGATTAAACGCTGGTGATTGGAATTGGTGTCCCCTACATAAAGATACGGATAGAATGTTTGAATGTTCAAAACAAATAACATCAGAAATGGTGATAAATCAAATAAATAAAATTATGAATAAAGAAAACACAGTTACCAAATCAAAATTAGAGGGGTTTGATTGGGGTGGTAAAAATAATTGGTACAGTGACGCGGCAAAGGAAGAAATTGAAAATAATAATGTGTATGACAGATTTTTTACTGTTGAAAGTGGCGATGTTGTTGTCGATTTAGGAGCTTCAATGGGCCCATTTACATATTCAATATTACCAAACAACCCTAAACTATGTTACGTTGTTGAACCGTTGTCTTACCAAGTTGAGGTACTACATAAAAATGTTGGAAAAGATAAAGTTAAAATAATCCAAGGAGCGATAACCGACAAAAAAAGAATTAATATTACCTGGGATGGGATTAGTGAAAGTGTGCCAACATTTAGTTTTAGAGAATTTTTAGATGACAATGGTATTGAAAAAATTGATTTTTTAAAGTGTGATTGTGAAGGGGGTGAGTATGATGTATTCCAACCAAGTAACATTGAATTTTTAAAAACAATACCAAAAATAGTTACTGAGTTTCATTTAAGAGATGATGAGAATTTTCACAAAT